AATGCTGATGTAGCACTAAAATTGTCGGTTCCTAATTGTTGATTTGTCATGTATTCAGATGTAATGTTGTCATTATTAGCACCACCTACCATAGCTGATGTAGCACTAAGAATGACTGTATCTGGAATAAGTTCAGATGTCATATTATCATTAGCACCACCGACCATTGTTTGTTCAGATGTAAGCATATTAACTAATTCATTTATATCATGTGCATTTACTTGAGACATAAATATATCTGATGTAGCACTACCAATATTTGAACCACCACGCATACGATTGCGTGGAGCACTAACTGTTAACCAATTAACATCTGAGTGAGATACGGTTGATGTTAAAATATCGTGTAAATCTGATTTAACAAATAAATTTGAACTCATATAATATAGCAGAGATATTATATTCACACTATATATAATCTATTAATTATAAAATTTATTTATATATTTATTTTATATATTTTTTATAATTAAATTAATTAAAATATATTTATCAATATTAATATAATATAAATGTATATAAATCAAATTGATAATTTATTTGATGGTGTAATAAATAATTTTTATATATTTTTACAAAAGAAAAAAGTATTTGAACGATTTTCAGATGACCAAAATTTTGTTAAATACATGAACGATATTATTGATACAATAAAATTATTTATTCAAGAATTAAATATTAAAGAAATTGAAAGTTTAATTAACTCATCATCTCATACAAAATATATTATGGAAATTATTAAGCGCTATTGTGCATTCTATATATATTTAGGTATAGCTTATCATTATAAAGGAGACAGAGACCTATTTATAACTAATATTGTAGAAACAAGTAAAAATATTAAAGATAGCACATTTAGTATTAGTAATTTTTTTAATAGTCATAATAATTCTAAAATTATAACAATGTTTTCAATAATAAAAGATATAATCAAATTAAAAGAACATAAAACAATTGAGAGAATTAAAATCATAATCAATAATGATCCTATTAAATATAGTACAACTATTGTATTATTAAATATTATAGGTGAGGATTATTTTGAAAAATATTTATTTATTGAAGACAATCTTCATAATGTTTTAAAAACTTTAATATTTAAACAAATCTATTTATTAGAAGAAAAAAATGATATTATTAAATTATTACAAGATGCAGAACAAGATGAAGGAGAATATAAATATATTGATATAGTTGTTTCTAAAGAAGAAAAATTAATAGATTTTACATTTCTTCAAAATTTATTAAGAACCGATACAACCAGATCTGAATTATTTAGAAGTAATATTGCTAATGAATATTATGAATTTTTAGAAGAACATAAAAAAGATAAAGAATTAAATATAATTGGTAATACTAAAATATTAGATTTTCTTTTTAGTAATAAAATATTTATTCCAATTACTGAAGAATTTATAAGATATCATAAAAATACTGAAAGATATGATAAAGATATTACAGGTGAATTAAAAGACAGAGATGCAACTAAAATTAAATATATTATTAATAAAATAAATAAAGTATCTAATATGTATTCAACTATTTATGAAAAAAATCAAAAATTAAAATTAGATGCAATGAATTTATTTTATAAAGCTCTTGAATATAAAGATGCTGTTCTTTATAATGATTTTGAAGAAATTAAAATTGTTAATAAATTAACATTTAGTGAAAATACATCTGATTTAGATTATTTGGTAGATTTAGAAAATATGAGAACATATTCTTATCTTAATTATAAAGATTTAAGTAGAGAAGGTTTTAGATTAAGAACAACATTACCTGTTCAAGGTATTCGTCATACAAATATTAAATATAAAACCAAGGGTAATACCAAAGGTAATAATACTAAAGGTAATAATAATATAGAATTAAGAGTAGGACATAACGATTTACCACTAAATGTAATAGGTGTTATATTTAATAAATCTTTGATTAGAAATAATAATATTGGTTCTTTAGAATGCAATAATATATCTAATTTAAAAGATATTAGAGAAATTAATAAAAATGGTTATGAAGCCATGTATAAATTAATGACTATGGATAAAAAAGAAGATGCTTTACATTATTGGTTATTTGATTCTAAATTAGATAAAGTTAAATTAGAAGAATATAAAAATATCAGTTCATTAGATAAATCTAAAATTATTGAAAATATTTTAAGCGAATTATATAATCACTTTTTGGACCTTGAAAAAAATATTGTTTATACTAAATTAAAAGAGAGTAAAATAAATAATTTATATGATGCTATGAAACTTGTTAATAAATATCAATCAAAATTTAAACTTACAACAAATATACCATTAAATTTTCAATATGATATTCTTGGAAGATATTTTAGGGACTTTAAAGATAAAAAAATTAAAATTCAAGAAGTTAAAGATAAAGACATTTATAAAATACCAATGTCTACATTGATTAAGAAAAAAAATGATATAGTTGTATTAGGATACAAAGAAGAACATATCGATTTAGAAAGTATTGCTATTCAACCAATATGTAATCATTATATTAAATGGATGCAATTAGGTAGAATATCAAGAAAAAATGATGAAATTCTTAATCAAGCAATTTTTGATTTTGTTAAACAATACGTTAAAACTAATGAAAGAAACGAATATATATGTAAAAGTTGTTCAGAAATGCTTGATTTAAAAAAATATGTATATGAAGGAACTTATGTTGCTGAATTAGATACATTTATGACGACTAATTTAGCAATTAGTAGCAAATTAGAAAGTTTGCCAAAATATGAAAAATATACAAGAACTATTCGTAATATTGAAAAGAACATTGAAAAAATATGTTATAGTATGAATTTACAATATTATATAGGTAATACACCGACTATTAAATTGAGAAGAAAAATGATTATTAAAGATGTTATAGATATGGTATTATTACATACAATATACTTAAAAAATCAGCCAAAAAATAGAATTGAGATTGCAGTAGAAAGTTATGGTATTATGAAAGATTTTACAAATTTATTTTTCTTCGAATTAAAAGATGATATTTTTCTTACAAGTTCAATGGATACAGATTATTATAAGCAAATTAAATATAATAATATTTTAGCTTATATTATTTTGATGTTAATTGCTGATATTAATACTGGACAAATATTAAGTTTCAAAGATGATAAATTTTGCAATTTCTTTATATTCTCTCAAATTAGAGAATCAGTTTTTGGTAAATTATTTTTAAGACTTAATGAAAAAGAAAAAATAGCTATTAGTAATATTCCATTATTAGGTTATGTGATCTTTTATTTTGCATGTGTTTTAACAAATAGTTATGTTTGGTTATGGCCAAAGAATGATAAAGCACAAATTATTAGTGTTCAAAAAGTTATTATTAATACTGTTGTTGATTTAATGAATACATTAATTGAAGCAAATATGAGCAAAGATAAAACTTTTCAATATGAATTAATTGTCAATCGTCTTATGCAAAAAATTAAAAATACATATATGGATATGAATGTTTATAATATGTTAAATGAAATGATAAAACAAAAAGTCGTTATTAAGGATAATAAATATAATTTTATAAATAAAAAAGATAATATATTAGAATTAAAATTAGGCTCTACTCAATTTATAACATTGACAAAAGATAATAAAAAATGTGATACTAAACAGGATAAAATAGATATATCGACGCATGTTATATTTGATAGTAATGTTGATGTTTTTACTAATTGTCCAGATGGTCGCTTTCATGAATGGAATTTTAATAATAATAATATTGTTTGTTCATTATGTGATACTAAATATAATGATTTAATAAAAGAAGAAAATAATAATGTTAATATTAGTAGAGTAAATCAAATAAGATTACTATATTTAAGAAAAATAGCAAATACACATTGTATATCAGGTGATATACATGATATAGATATTAATACAAATATTTGTAATAAATGTAAAATAAATGTATCAAAACATGAATATAAATCAGATGAATTATTTAAATTAGAAAAACATTTAAGAAAAAATTCAGACATGAAAGCAATATCACAATTAGATAATGTTAGAAAGTATTTTGAAAAAATAGAAAATAGAATTCAACATGATTTAAAAATATTAGTAGTATTAAATCAACGCTATGATAAAAATACAGATGGAAAATTATTAAATTATATTGATGATTTTATTGATTTATTAATTAAAAATGTAGGAACAAGAATTAAAATAGCTAATAAAACATTATATTTAAAAGATACTATTTATATAATTAGAAATGATTATGCAGGTAATACTATTAAGAATGATATAACTATACTTTCCAGTGATGATAAGATTATGTTTAAAGAAAATCATTTTTATTATAAAAGAGATGTAATATATTATCATGATAAAATTCATGGAGCACATGTGTTCTATGATGCATTAACAAAAGGTTATCTTGGTTATACTAAAGATAATAAAAAGTTTGAAAGCTATAAAAGTGAAATGTATATTGAAATTATTCATAGTGTTCGTGATATGTTAATTATGATTGGATTAGAACATGAATATATTAATGTTAATCATATAATAGACCAAAGGTCATATAAAAAATCTACAGAAAAGTTAAAAGAAAATGATGATAATCTAATAAAACAATTAATTAGAATTCGTTGTAATAATTTAAGACAAATTATACAAAGAACAAATAGTATGATTGAAAAAATAAATAATTCATCAACAGAAAAAGAAAATCCATATAATACTGAAGAATTTAAACTAATATCTGAATTTAAAAAATCTCTTAAAAACTTTAAAACAACTGATAGTGAAAATAAAACACCTATATTTAAACACCTATTTACCGTTACTAATAATACATCATTAAAAGAATTACCTGAAAAAGTTAATATTAATATTACTAATGATATGGCGGAAGTTAAAGTATTAAATAAACTTAATAATACTGATAGTCTTTTATTATTTTATTATATTTATAATTTGAATAAATTGATTGAATATAATGAACAGCCTGCTATTAGAACTAATATATGTTATATGATTGTTAAAATTATTCAATACAATTATTATAATTATTATATTCCCATTGAGAATAGTCAAATTAGAAAGTTTGATACTTTATTATTAATTGATGCTCCTTATATTGATGAATCATCTCGCGTTGTTGGTTATTATCAAGAATTAATTAATGTTAAAGAAATAGATGAAGAAGTAATGAAAGAAAAAGAATATGATATGAATGAAGAACAAAATGCATTAGATATAGATGAATATGATGAAAATGACTTGTATGAAGATGAAGATCCTAATGATGATATTGTTGACAATTTAATGGCCGGAGGGGACTAATTATAATAAATTAATATAATACAGTAAAGTGCTTAATATAACCTTCGGTTGGGTCCCCTTAACCGAAGGTTATATTAAGAAATTTTCATTAGCGTCAACGTGTAAAATAACCTTCGGTTGGACCTCGGGGGTCAAAATAATCCTAAAGGATATAAGGTTCAGAATAACCTTTGGTTAGCACTTGACGGTACCTTTCTCATTTAACATTTTATAATTTCATCTGGTTTTACATGAAAAAATTCAGTATTTTGATAATATTTAGGCTGGTCATATAAATTTGGTTCATTTATAATGATATCTTTGTAAATTATTTTAGGTTTATAATCAATATAATCTTTTATTCCATCTATAATTTGTTGAATAGAGACGTCTTCTTCCATTTTTCCATATCCACAACAGAAAGATGTAAAAATAATATCAATTTCTTCTATATTTTCTTTTGTATTGATTAAAATATTATATAAAACTGCCATAGTAGCATAATAAGCATTTTTTGTATTTGAAACATTTTGAGGTAATAACATTGTTGGTGAAATTACAAGTGATTTATTATCTTTATTTAATATTATAGAACTTCCGATAGGTAAATATGATTTTCCAACAATACTTATAATGCCTAATTGTTTTACAATATTTTTAACTTCTATTTCAATATTAGGAAAAATAATTCTACTTAAAGCGTAATCAATACCTCCGTCCATAAAACATAAACTATTAGCAGGCGATACATAATAAGTTTTTTTATTTGGATTTGGAATATAATCTTGAATTTTCATAGTTTTTGCTTCAAATCCATATTGTTTTATTTTTTCTGTATATGTTTCACTCAATGATATAAATATAATAGGCATATATTATATTTATATTCTTTAATTTAATTTTAAATATTAATAAAAATATTCTATTAATATTTAAAATTAAAATTTTTTTTATATAAAACTTTTAGTAATAAAAAAATTCTCTCTCTCTTGAAAAATAATCTTAATACTATACTTAAATGTGGATAGTTTTAAGTATAGTTTTAAGTATAAATTTAAGTATATTTTAAGTATAAATTATATAAATAAACATTATATCATGTATTATATATACTGTTATGGAAATTAATAATAATCATTATTGTAATAGTTGCAACAAACACTATAAATCATATAAAACTTTTTGGTTTCATAATAAAACAAAACATAAAATAATAAATGATGGCGATATAAATGAAGAAAGTAGTATAACTCCAAAATCACTGCAAATCACTCAAAATAACTCAAATAACCTCAATCTTAACTCAATTATACCTCAATTTAACTCAAAAAACCTCAATTTAAAATTAAACGATAAATTAGAAGTAGATAATATACAATTAAATTGCATGTATTGTAATAAAATATTTAATAGAATAGATAATTTACATAGACATGAAAATAATAGTTGTAAAAAGAAAGAACAAGTAATTAAAGAAAAAAAAGAATTAAAAGAAAAAGAAGAATTAAAAGAAAAAGAAGAATTAAAAGAAAAAGAAGAATTAAAAGAAAAATTTGATACAATAAATTCTGAATTAATAGAATTAAAAAAAATATTATTAGTTCAAATGAATAAAAACTGTAAAACACATCCAAAAACATTAGAGAAAATAAATAATGCATTAGTTAATAGTAATAATACATTAAAAAATAAAAATAATAATACTAATAGTAATAATAATAATACATTAACTAATAATAGTGGAACAATAAATAATTATAATATAATAGCTCTAGGAAAAGAAGATTTAGTAAATGTATTAAATAAAAATCAACAAATAGATATATTAAATAAACAATATAAATGTTTAGAAAATATGATACAATATATTCATTTTAATGATAAATTCCCCCAATTTAAAAACATTTTAATAACAAATATTATGAATAATATTGGTTATATTTATGATGAAAAAGAAAAGAAATTTATAGCAACTACTAAAGATAATTTATTAGATACATTGATAATTCATCGTATGTGTGATATTGAAGAATTTTATCAAACTAATATTAATAAATTAGATAAACAAACACAAAAAACAATTGAGAAATTTATAGATAAAATGGAAGATAGTAAAACCTTTAGTCGGAATCGTAAAAAAGCTATTAAATTAATAATTTATAATAATAGAGACACAATAACAAAAGAATTAGTTAGTAATTTAGAAATATATATATAATATTAATTTAAAAAGATATTATTATTAATATATCATAATGAGCATTACATGGAAATACACTAATAATAATATGAATGGAATTATAGATATCATTTATTGCTCACATGTTCAAATGTCAATTCCATTACAATATTTTTGGACAGTTTTATTAAAAGATAAAACTGAATACGATTTAACTAACCCTGTTTTAAAAAAAATATTAACGCATCATGAAGATTTAGATGCTTTTAAAAAAGCTAAAGAAAACTATATGAAATTAATATTATAAACGTAAGTTTATTTATTCATAATATATTATTTAATTATATATTATGAATTACATTATATTTTCAATTGTATTATTAGTAGTTATAATTATTATTATATATATTTTAAGTATAGATAATAATATAGACAAATTTAAAAATAAATTTAAAGAAGTATTTACAATAGTTAAATCAAAAAAAATAAATTATTTAAATGATAAAGATAATAAAAATTTATTATTATATATAAAACAACATTTTAATATTGATAATGATAATATTAATAATATTAATAATATTACTATTCCATCTAAAATTTTTTATAATAAAACAGAACGTGGATATGAAATGAATAATATTAATATTATATGTTATAAATATGCTAATAATAATTTTGAAGAAATACCTTATACAATAAATATATTATTTGTTCCTTTTGAAAAAGAAAACTATGTTAGCGACCAATCATTGTTAGGCTTACATGGAAATTATATGATTAATATAATAGATAAATTATCTAAGCAAGTTGAATTGTCTAAAAAGACTGTTAAATTTGATACAGATAATACATTCTATCAAAATGATAATCATGATAATGAAACATATACTGATGTATTAGATATGATTCCAGATATAATAAATTTAACAGAAGATGATTCTATTATTACAACAGATACAGAACAATTAATTTCTCATAACTTTAAATAAAGGATCATTCTTAAGAATATAATCAGGTGTCATATATTCATCATTTACTAATAATCTTCCTCTATCCGATACATTTTTACCTTCTTTTGAATATTTTTCAGGAACAACTCTTTTAACAAATTCTTTAATTTTATCAGGTATTTCTTCTTCTGTCCAAAATTCAGGAAAGAAACCTTTTTTAGTAAATGTATTAAAAAAATAATGAATATCATAATATCTATTTTGTTCAGGTTTAATATTTATTCTATCAGTCCAATCAGCTTCAACTTTGCTATTATCTACAATACCAGGAATACATGCAAAATCAAAATCCCATAATTGAATTTGAATTCCTATATTAGGAACAATATATATTTGACCATTTATTTTATATTTAAATTTATAATGAGTTTTATTTGTTTCTATTTTATGAACTAATATATTATTTGCTTTCATATCATTATGTCTAAAACCTGGATATTCTTTCTGAATTATTGCCAATACTGATAATAATTGATAAAAAATACTTATCCAATGTTTTGTTTTCATTGTCTTATAATTATTTTTAATATAATCTAATAAATCTCCTGAATTAGCCCATTCAGATATTAATATCGATACATTATCATAATATTCACCTTTTTTATATCTTTTAACAAATGCATCATATTTTTTATTATTTACAATATTATCTTTTGGAAGACTAATAAATGGTTTAATACTAGTATTAAATGTTGTAATCGGTAATACTAAGTGAGGTGTTTGTTTATCTCTAACAAAATTAGATAATAATCTTAACATTAATAATTCTGCATTTTCAGGTCTTTTAACATTAAACATATCGCCATAATTTTGTTTTCGTGGATATGCTACAATTTTAACAGCATAATTTGGTTTATTTTCAGTATTTGGAGGAGGAAAAACACCTTTAAAAGTATGTCCCGTTGAACCACTTTTAATATAAAGTAATTTACCGCCTAATTCTTTAATAGCTTTATTAAAATCTATATATTTTTTAGGTAATAATTCTCTAATATCATCACTTTGATTTGGACATTTCCCTCCTTCTTGTTCATTTTTAACTGTATTAAAATCAATCATATAATCTAATATTTTTCCATCTATCATTTTTTTTATTGTTTCTAATCTATGAGGTATTTGGTTAAATCTTGCTAAATCAGTTTGTTCGTTATTCATATTATTATTAATTATATTTTTAATAAAGATATCTTTAACACAATAAACTAATTATAAAATATTTCCTATTTTATAATTTTAATTAAAATATTAAAATATTTCCTATTTTATTATTATTTTTAGATGTTTCATTTAATAAATTATAATATTTTTCAAACATTTTTTTAATTAAATTTATTTCTAGATTAGGTAATATTGGATTACACATCCAATATTTTTTCTTCCCAATCATATCTAATTCAAATTTATCTGGATATAAATGAGATGCACTGCCATTTATATTTGTCATAATTTTTCTTAATTCTACAGGTAATAAATAAGATGTTGCTTTTGGTAATACTATTAATAATTGTTCATAACTAGTTAATGGAATACTATCTTTAAAAACAATACTATCAAAATCAAATTTATTCTTAGCCATTTCAGTTAAAAATGGTGCATGATCATATGGATAATACCAATCCCATGAAGGACATTTATCAAAATAATACATTGCTACCCATTTTAAGCCAACATTATAATGATATACCATTTTATTTGAAAATTCATCAATTTCATCATTTGTTACATGATAATAATGATTATAAAATCTGTCTCTCCAATCAATCATAGGACCTTCTCCTAATCTAATTGGATCATTAATTTTAAATGATACAGTTTCTATTTTATGCATTTCAATATCAAATGGATCACTTGATTGACACGGGTATTTTTTCTTATAACCTTTTGAACCATAGTTTTTCATTATTGATTGTTCTTCATCTGATGATAATTTAATAATAAAACTATAAAAATTATCATTATTAATATTATTATTATTCATAATATATCCACTTAATAATACTGTATCTACATAACATTCTAATAATTTATCAATAGCATTACTATAAATATCTAATGCAGGAATATGAGGTAGAAAATCATTACCCATTAAACAGCAAATAAAAATAAAATCATTAATTACTTTTTTTTTATCTAATGTAATTGGATTTTCATTTTTACTCATAATATTTTGAATACTATCAAAAATACAATCTTTCATAATCTTAATAGATACAAAATTAATAGCATCTTTTTGTGCTTTATTTTCCATTTGTTGAGCTTCACGCATCAAATATATATTTTCTATTTTATTAGATGATAATGATAACATTAAAAATATTAAATCAGCATCTAATCCATATATAACATAAGTATATAATGTATTATTTATAGAATTTCTAATATATTGAAGAATTTTATGTTCACCTTCTGCTGGAACATTAGATGGTGATAATATAATTTCTAATTTTGTTTTATCACTATAATTAACACTCCATACTTTTAATTTATCAGTTAATTTTGACATAAAATTAGTTCCAGGTGTAATAGCACTATTATTCCAAAAATATGGAATTTCTTTTTTATGCTTTTTACGAATATTATCAAATACTTTTTTATCATTAATGCTTTTATATCTACGTAATCTTTGTTGCTTCATCTTAGCAACAGGTGCAACTCCGTCAATAGCCAAATAAATACCTTTTTTAGGCTCAGCTAATTCTATTAATTTTTCCAAATAAATAATAACATTATTCATCATTTTATTTTCTAATCTATCAATATCAACATTTTCATTAATATGTTGTAATTCTTTTAATGTTTCAAAACATACAGGATGAATCATACAATTCATATCCAATAAAAAATAATCAGTATTAGCTAATTGATTATCAGACTTTGTAAATACAAAATTTTTAGATTTGTATTTTTTCCAAAGCCATAAAAAGAATCCAGGTACGCCCATAATTTATTAATATTATAAATATATCATTAAATGTTTATAATATCAATATTTATTATTTAATATAAATGTATACTATCCCAATCAATATTATTTCTAATGATAATATTATTAGAATTAATATGATTAGAATTAATATGATTAAGATTAATATTATTAATTTTATCTTCAATTTTATCGATCTTTTTATTTAATATTATTAATTGTTCTACAAATAATTCAAATTTATTTTGTAGTAAATTAGATTCAAATATACAAGTTGACATTACATTAAATTAAATTTTTATTTTTAAAGGATAATTTATAATTTTTTTATATATTATATAATACCGTCAAGTGCCAATCATAACCTTCGGTTTAGACCCCAGGGGTCTTAAGATTTACACGTTGACGCTAATGAAAATTTCTTAATATAACCTTCGGTTGAGGGGACCCAACCGAAGGTTATATTAAGCACTTTACGGTACAATAGGATTTCAAAATGATTCTTTATTATTTTTAGGTAATTATGGTTCTATTGACCTATTAGATCCAAATAGAATTTATAGATATGATAAATATGGACCAGCTTCTACAAATGATATATATGGTACCGTCAAGTGCCAAATGTAAGACCCCTGGGTCTTACATTTTACACGCCGACGCTAATGAAAAGTTCTTAATTTAAGGGGACCGTCAAGTGCCAAATGTAAGACCCCCCTGGGTCTTACATTTGACACGCTGACGCTATCATTTTGCCAATCTTAAGCCGGGGGGCTTAAGATTGGCACCAAACGGGACCTTAAATTAAGCACTTAACGGTATTATTGATCTTGATGTGCCTTATGTTCCTTATGATAAATTATATGGAGATTTAAATATAAATCAAGTTTATTCTAAAATTGACCCGCGTTTTTAATCTAGAAAACTGATTAAAATTAACTGAATTTAATAATTTCTAATATTATATTAGTATCTTGACATTTTTTATTTAATTTATAAAATTTCATATAATAATCCCAATTAATATTAATATCATCTATATCATAGATAGTATTATGTATTGATAAGTTAGAACAAGTATCATTATTATTTCTACATCTTGGTATATTTGAAGCAACAGGTATTTTTTGTATTAAAGAAGCATCACCATTACCATCAGCACAGTATATTAATTCATGTGAACATGGAACAATATAAATAGTTTCTTTAATTTGAAACATTTTCATAATTATTCCAATTGTTTGTTGTGTTCTTATAAGATGCGATGCAGTAAATTTTATTGAAGTATTTTTATAAAATTGTGAGATATATCCTTTTAAAAAAATACCAGTTTTAGCAGCTTGTTCTAGTCCAATTGTATGTAAATTAGAATCTATATTAAAATTAAACATTTTTTGAACTATATTCATTTTATTATGAAGAGCTACTGCATGACGTATTAAATAAATTTCAGTATTACTTGGTAAATTAATATCAAAATATTTATTATTAAAATAATTATTAAATGATACTATATCCCATCCAATATATTTATCATCTTCATTCAAAAAACCTTCATAAATCATAGTAAATTTTACTTTATTATCAATTTTATAACATTTAATAATTACACAATTTTTAAATGGTTTATTTGTATAATCTTTATCATTAATATTTTTAAAATAATCTCGTAATCTATTATTATGAGTGCAACATAACAATAGATTAATATTATTATTATTAATATTATTAATAATAATGGAACGCCCTTGGGTTTTAATAATATAATTATTCATTATATAAAGTTAGTTATTTTTATTTTTTTATTATAAATTAATATTAATATGACTATTAATATTAATAAAATTGATGAGATTATTAAAAATACAAAATATCCATTATTAATGATTATTAGTATATTATATAATGAAAATATATCAGATGAACAAAGATATTTAGTTATTAAAAGTTTTTTTAAATATCATATACTAATTGGAATTGAATGTGATTTATCCCAAATATATAACTTAGAAAATACATCACCATTAACTTATAATTTTATATGTGATATATATTATATATTATCTAAACAATTATCAATATTACCAAATTTAGTAAAATTTAAAAAGGCTTATCAAAATAATAAATTTTGGAAATTAGAAATTAATAATATGATTATTAATTTAAAAACCATTCATAAATCTTTTTTATGTTTATTTGATGCATCAAAAGGAATGTATTATTTTCATTCCAAATTAAAAGGTATTGTTAATAAAAATGGACATAATTATCATATTAATGAAATGACTGAAAGATTAAAGAAAACATATAATATGTTTAAAATGTCATTTTTTACAGAATATAATATAATTTTATTATCATATTATCAATTTATTGATTTAACATTTGAAAATATGATAAAATATACAGAATATATATTTACTAAAATTAATAGTATAATTAATCATACTATTAATTATTTAATACTATATGATAATTATAGATTACAATTATTTAATATTTTATATAATACTTCAACTATTGATATTGATATAAATGATGTTAGTTCAGATATTGATCCAGATGATATACCATTTATACTTTCATTACATGTTTAATTATAAAATATCAGTTCTATATTACCATTTTTAACATTTAATACATTATATTTTGTATAAAGTATTTTAAATTCAATACCTAATTTATAAGGATTATTTTTAGAATTATAATAATCAGTATAAATATCACTAACAGTTACTGCTATATTTTGCCCAATTATATGATTCATATTTATAAAACCAGATGGTTGAATATTATAAGGAAATAAGGAGAATGTTCTATAAAATATTCCATTTGGAACTGGATAATTTAAATATTCATAAATTGCTCTATTTTTATAACTATCATTAGTATTTGATATATTATAATATTCATAAAAATTATATTCATTTGATACATTCAATTGAATATTATCAATATAAGTACTTTCAAAATTACTATACTCTGATTTTCCATAAGCTGAAATACCATTTAGATTTGTTTTTTTTCTACCAAATACATAAACATCTTTTACTAAGCCATTAATATCATTTAATGAATCATATATTGATGTTTCATTAATATCTAATATTATTTCATGATGTGTTTCAACAATATAATCTAAATTATTTTTAGCCATTACTTGTTTTTCAAAGTTATCAATAAAACCATATTCTGTAAGTAATGATACTTTTGGTTTAGCTATTAGATTAAGAACATAATTATAATCAATAAAATAATGATAACCTGCTATTGCTATTTTTGAATTTTCATCTAATATTGTTTCTGTTTTTATTACATTCATTAAATAAATAAAATCTTCTAATGTTAAAATATAAGTATCATCTTCTTGTAATGTGCCATAATTTTCTAAAAGAGTTGTACTATCTATACCTGGATATTTTGCGTTAAGAACAGCTGAATTAACAACATTACAATAATAATAATATATATATTCTGGTAATTTTAAATCTATTTTATTATATGGTAAATCAGCTATAGCAACACTATTATTATTATCAAGTGTATGCTGATCTCGTCTTAATTCAACTATTTTTAATTCTTCAAACATTGCATTCCAATCTTGAAGATAAACTAAATGTTTTAAATCATTTACACGACTATTTATTTTAATAGTGCTATTCATCATACCAACTAATGGTAATGATTGAGAAGCATCATTATTATAACTAAAAATTAAAGGTGTATATATAATATTAGGAGATCCTTTATTAATATATATATCTTCGCTATTACCAATCATTCTATTATAATTATCTTTGTAGTGAGTTTGAATAGAATGCGATTGATAAATATGCAGAAAATCATTAGAATAATTATCAACAGTATTACCATTTAGAACTAATTCAAAAAAATTAAAATAATAATGTCCTAAATTATCAATCCATTTACATAATATTTTACCTTCTTTAACAGTTGCATATTTTTTTGTATAATAATTTATATTACCATAATAATAGTTTAAATAATTAATATTGTTATTATACATAGTATCAATAGTAATATTAGTTGTATCTATAATTAATACATTTAATCCAATAATATAAGCTGCTATATCAACACTATTTAATATATTTGCATCAATTAATAATCTATATTTATACAAATCAGTACTATATTTATTAATAATTGTTAATATTCTACTTTGTAAGAAACTTAATGTTATATTTTGTAATTGTAATATATTTTTTGCTTCAACGTATACTTCAAACATTATATTTGAAAATCCTTTCATGGTAGTATAATAATTAGTCCAATTTGTTATTTCAGTGTTTATATTACTTAAATTATTTGTTTTATATTGAATATATGTGGTATTTGTAATAATACTATCATTAAAATTTAAAATAGGCAATTCAATTTCAAAAAATGAGCGATATAATATATTTCCAACTACTGGAATTTCTAATGAAAAATTCATTCCATAATTATATAAAAATGTTGATGAAATTTTTTTAAATTCCATGCCAAATGGTGTATAATTTTTTCTCTTCATTTTAGTAATAAAATTACTAGAGGTACTAGATATATTATTATCAATAGGTATTTCTGTTGTTGTATTACATATATCCTTTGTAGTTAATGCAATATTAGGATTTTTTTCTAAATTACTCATATTATTATTATTTTAACCTTAGGTTTAAATATATAAATTAATATATTTATTTAAAAAAAAAATAAAAAGTTTATTTAATTAGTTTGACATAAACAAGAATATATTTATATTATAATGAAAAAACTATTCGATTATAAGTTCTTAATCACTTTAGGATTAAGTTTAATTGTATATTTTTTATACAGAGAAGTTGAAATATTAAATAAGAGAATAATTGTTCTTGAAAGAACAACTAAAAATGAAACGGTTGTGTCAAAAAAATTGATAGAATTACCATTACCTCCTCAAGAAGAAAAAAAAACAAAATTGAATGAAATGGTAGAAGAATATAGTAATGAAGAAACAGTACGTAATAATATTTATAGTCATGATAATTTAGAAACTAATACAAATGAACAAGATACCTTAATGGTCGATAGTATATTAAATATGGTTAAAATAGATTCTAATAAAACTTCAATATCAGAACATAATACTGAACAAAGCTCCTTACTACATTCATCATCATCATCATCTGAAAAAGAACATGTAATTACTCCAATTAATGATAAATTATCATCATCTGTATCAGTTGAGGTTGATGCTCCTAATAATGAAATAGTATTATCACCTTCAGAAGAAGAAGCAAGAGAAGAAGAAGCAAGAGAAGAAGAAGCAAGAGAAGAAGAATTATTAGTTAAATTAGTAAAAACACATTTATCATTAGATGCATTAAATAAAAAAAGATTAGATGATTTACAGGAGCTTGCAAATAATTATAATATAGACATTCATATTAATGGTAAAAAGAAGAAAAAATCTGATTTAGCACTTGAAATATTTAATAAACAATAATTTTTTTTGCTGTAAAAAATATCTAAGATTATTATCTATGATATATTATATGAGTAATTTAAACAATGTTTATGCAGTATGCCCTGGTTTAATGTCAGATGGCAGAGGAATACCAACTGATTATAATAGCCATAATTTAATTCTTAAACAAACAAAAGGTAATATAGATAATTCTTATGATTATAGAGTAAAATTACAAGGTTCTGGTTTACGTGATATGAGTGATAATATTAGATATAATTTGTGCAGTGAAATACCTGCTGGTAATATTACATTAAATCGTAATATTAATTTAAACATTGAGAAAAATGGTTCTTATCTTGATGCATTTGGTCCATTATCATCAAATACATTCTTTGGTAAACCAATTCCTAAAATTGTAGTAGCTCAACCTGAATTAACAAAACCAGCTACTCAGTTACCTAACTATTCATCATATTCTCCATCAATTAGCGCATAAAATAAATATTCATTATTAATATTAATATCATTATTATAATTAAATTTAAATATTTAATTATAATATATATATAATGAGTGATAAAATAACATTTGCTTCAAATAAGGCTTCTTATTTTGAAAAAGACTATAGACCAATTATTAAAATAGACAATAAACAAATAACTGATTTATTTAATTTAGTAGGTTCAATGAATATTAACGATATTAAACAATTTATGTTAATTGAACATATACCTTATAATGTTGTAGATAATAATAATAATACATTAATACATCGTGTATTATTAGAAAATGATTTATTAAAAACTGAAAATCAAAGATTACAAATGATTAAATTTCTATATAATGAAAATGCACATCCAGATGCTCCAAATAATAATAATATTACTCCATTACATTTAGCATGCATGAAACAATATATTAATATTATTAAATTTTTAATAGATATAGGCGTTGATGTAAATTATCAAGATAATTTTGGTAATACTCCATTACATCGTCTTTTTAGTGGTAATATTAAACCAGAAGAAAAAACAACAATTGGTAATTTAATTCCAAAACCAAAAAAAATAGATAGTATTAATAATGCTAAATGGAAAAAAGAAAGAATTAAAATATGGAATGACATTAAAGATAGTCAATTTATAAAAGCAATTGATGAAACATTAAAATATAGTATTGGTAGTGAGGAAGAAGAAATTAAAGTTGTTATAGACTTTCAAGAACAATTATTAGCAATGAATTTAGATCTGAAAAAACTAGAAGATATTAAATTATTAAAAGACCTACAAGCTGGTAGTATTCATAAATTTAAAGAAATAATGGAGAAAAAATGGGGTAAATTTTCTAGTATAGGTGATATAAATATGCATCAAATAGAACCAGACTCATTTCCTCAAAATGATCCATCTAAATTAGCAATTATAAAAAATTCAAATACTAAAAAACATATTTCAATTACATTAAATAAAAAACTAGATGATGTTATTAAAATATTAAAAGAATTTAACAAAATTGATATAACTCAATTTAATACAGATAATATTAATAAACAGTTATTAACAGATTATTTAAGTATAAAACCAAATGATTTAGTAAAAAGACATTTTGAAAATAATCATGTTCCACATTATTATGATTATAATAATAAATATAAACATCCTAATAGTCATGATTTTGCAGATAATGTTATTAATATAGACAATAATACTTTTATTGGAGGAGCACGTAAAATATTTATTAATGATAATGTTGATGACGTTGTATATAATCAATTATTTAATAATAATAAACAAATAGAACATATAATTCCAACTATAGTATATACATTATTTATAGATTTTGATGAAGCAAATAATTTTAATGGTAACTATAATATAATAAGAGTAAACATACATTTAAATTTTATAGTAGAATTTATTATTAAAATAATCAATAATACTTTTAATAAAACTGATATAAATGATTTTATTATTTTTATAAATAATAATGCACCAGATTTTATCCATCTTATTAAATTATTAAATAATTTAAATGCACAAACAGATAAAATAGGATGGTTATATTGTTTTATGAATAATATTTTATGCACTATTGATTTTGTGAATTCTGCAAATACTATCACAAATTTAACAACAAAAATTCCATTAACAATAATATATTTAATTGCAGGTATGTTAAATAGTAAAAGTAATGATAATTTAATTTTATCCATATCACAATGTATGAGAAAATCATTATATAAATATATTTATAATGATAGACCTCCACCATTACTAAAATATGGTTTTATAAAACCTAAGACTAATAATCAATTTACTAATCATGAAAATAGTTCATTATTATGTGCATTAATTTATTTAATATTTGCAGTTGATAATAAAAAATTAATTGAGAATCTAAACAAAAAAATTGATCATAATAATAATTTATTTACACCTGACTATAGACCGCCATTCATTAATTTTATTACTAATGATATAGACGAATCTGATGAATTAAAATATATTATAAAATATGCGTATGATATTATAAATAATCTTGATACTACAATTAATAATACTATACCTGATAGTCTTAAAGGACCTGAATATGAACCAAAAGAAAGATTATGTAGTATGATTTCAAAATATTATAATAGTATGGAACAACCTCCTCAAATGCAAATGGTTGCAGATTTAATTGATTTAATTAGAAAAAACACATCTATAAATCAATTTGATATAAAACAATATTTTAAGAACTTTATTTTGAAAACATGTGAAGATGATGCAGCTATTCCAGCTATTCCAGCAAACATTGAAACATTAATTGATCCTAATTTGCAAATAAATATAGCCAATAGAAATATGCCAAACTATAATCAAATACTTGGAGATAATGATCAAGCAAATAATATTTTTACAGTAGTAAGTTATTCATTACCATCACGTGTTAATTATTTTATGGCATTACCTGACGATAACAATAGAGAAAATATAACATTATATACATTAAAATTTACAGAATGTTATTATTTAGGTTTGAATTTTCTAGGACAAGTTCAACCACTCACAATTATTGATTCCATTCGAACTAGAACACCTCATACTCTCGAATTAAATTTATTTGAATTTAATAATTATCTTAGAACTAATTTAAAACCACGTATGATTATTAATCATCCAATGTTTTATACATTTAATAATAAATATTATAATAGACCAACTACAATAATAAGTGTTATTAAAACAGTTTTACATATTGAACAAAAATTAAATGAATATATGAATGTATTAACACAAAGATTTGTATTTATATTTAATAGAATGAAAACAGAAAAGTCAGTTGATTTATATGCAAAAGCTATATCCTATTTATATCCTGATTTACTTATTTTACATAATTATTCAAAAATATTTGAAAGTATTAATAAAACATTAAAACAGTTTGATACTATATTAGAAGAAATTAATAAATCTACAAATATTGATATAAAAAATTTAATTGATAATTTTAATATATTTAAATTAAAAAATTTTGAAATGTCAGTTAATCAAATAAATGGATATATTTATTTATTATATTATTTAAATGCAACTACAGAGAAAATGAAAATACCTAAATTTATATATCATGCATTAGGAAATGATAAACCATTAATAGTATTTGATAATAGTACTAATAATAATAATAATTTCAATTTACCTAATCCTAATTCTAATGAGAACAGGGCAAATGAAACTGATATAACATTATTTGATGAAAGAAAAGGTCATATTAATAGAGAAATAAGTTTATTCTCAAATGTTATAAATAATATTGGATTTATAACAAAAGAAATATTAGATAAAGATTTTATAATAAGTAAAAATAAGAAATTACCTCCATCATTAAGAGTTGTATTAAATGAATTTTATCGTTTTAATATAATAGAAGTTATTAAAAACAATCAAACATCTATTGATAATACATTAATATCTGTTGAAATAAATGAAAAAACAAAAAATATTCAATTATTATATATTAAAGCAAAAATTATAGAAGAAATAATTCAATTATATTTAAAAAACAAAATAAATGAATATGGTAGAGATATTTATAATAAATTATTAACAGATAAAGTTCAAAAAACATTAGAAACTCAACAATTATTTGAGACAATCGATTTTTCCCTAGATCTTAATCAATTACCTGATGCAGATTTTATAAATAGTATAGATGTAACAACACAGAATAAATTAAAATTATTTTATTCATTTGTAGAACCAAAAAAAATGAAAGAACAATTTTATATTTATCCTGATAATTATTTTGGAACAAATTTATTAAAAAATAAATACACTATTAATATAAATTTAGATATTATTAAATTAATGCTAGAAAATAATTCAAATATTTTAATACATAATAGTGAAAAAATAAGTCCGCTTGTTATGATGATTAAAAATTACTTCCATGAAGCATTTCCTATTATTAATAATAATTTTGATACAAGTATGTATGATAATAATAATTTCTATTCTCCTCAATATTATTTAATTGAAAATTATAAAACTCATTTAGGGAGCTATGGAGATCAAATATATGAAAGTCAACTTAATGAAATGGTAACTATAATTCAATCTAATGAAAGTTATAATAATAATATATTAAAATATATGGATGTATCATTTGGCGTTGTTAAATATATAACTGAACAATATCTCACTGAAAATATGATTAGATTCTCTGATGATTTTAATACTGATAATTTAAAAGACATGTTAAAATTATCAGAGTTTACTAATAGTAATATAAATGATATTGGAAAATGTATTTATAATGAGTTGTTAGGTGGTTCTATAATTATTCCAAACTCAGATGAGTTAATTACAAAAAACACTATTATAGAAGAATTAATAAAAAAAAGAAAAGAAAAAGAAACACAAATTACTAAATATACTAATGAAAAAACACAATTAGAAAATTTAGGATTAGATACAACTAATATTACAAATAAAATTACAAGTATTCTTAATGATATAACTAGTTATGAAACACAAATAAATACATTATCTAGAATTACATCTAATGCTCAAAACAAGTTAACATTAACATCTATACCAAAAATAATAAAAAGATACGATGAGTTATTAAATAATATGAACAATACACCCATATGTTATATGGAAGGATGGAAACAATTAATAAGTCGCGATATTAAAAATATAGATAGAATACCATCATACTGTATTGATTTTCAAAATAAATCAATGACAGATAATAATAATCCTGACTTTAAAACAAATTTAAATAAAATACATAAATTTTATAAACATAATTATAATATTATTAAAACTTATTTTGAAAATCCAAGATATATTATAGGAGATCCTAATAATAAAGTTCTATCATTTGTGTATGATTTATTAGTTCATTTAACAAAAACATTTATTTGTAGTAATATTGAAAGCATTATAAAAAAAATATTATATGAATATATTATTAGTATACAAAAAATTCCAATAACATCCGTATTAGATCAAATAAATTTAATAGTAGATGGAATACACAAGGTATTATATAATATTATCCCACAAAAATTTGTTCGTAATAGTGTTAGTATTTATAATGATACTGACGATGAGTCAGAAAATTCTGTTGAAACAGTTGCTGAAATATTAAATAATTTAATAGATTTATTAAAAACATCAAGTTATATAGATATTAATGATTATACTATTAATATATTAAAAAACAATATTGTTCAATATTTTGATACAATAACTTATAAATTAATAAATAATTGGAATGTTGTTATTGAAAATATATTTTTATATCATATTAATCATTATAGAATAATAGAATGTATGATTAATATAATAAATTAATATTATTAAATAAATTTATAAATATTATTATGAAAAATATTGTTCATTTAATGATAATTCTTTCAAACTATCCAAATAATTCATCTTCATACTATTAAGACCAGTACGAGTTGGTCTACTTAATCTTTCTACTATTTTTAAAGTAAAACTATGTTCTATATTTCTAAAATCAGGAGATGTCCCATTTGGATATAAATATGATATTTTTAATTCATTTAATGTTTTTAATGGTATATCAAATATTAACGGGGAACGTTTTATATATGTATTATATAATATATCTCCTGGATTACCTTTCATTAAAATTTTAGTAAAGGCATTATTAAAATTATTTGTTGTATATACATTTTCATAATCATTCAAATACATTAGTATGTAATAATTCATTCCTTGGAAATTAAAATAATTATTAGATACTGTTCTTTCTCCCACTTCATTATAAATTGTTGGATATATATAATTATTCATATTACTTGTTATATGTGCAAATGGTGTAATTGATGTTGATGAACCAACATATTTAAACCCTAATAATAAACCAATTGTATCAGAATAATTAAATAAAAAACTAGTTAATATAGGAGTTTTAATTGTAGTTTTTGCTCCACCATCTCCACTTAAATCAATGTTTTGTAAAAATTGATTAGCTACTAATATGACTGTATATGTTGATGCTTCTATATTAATACTATAAATAATATGACTTTTATTAATTAATGTAGAAGATATATCACCAATATTATCCGCATTACTTATAGTAATAGTATCACCTATAGTTACATAATTACCTTTTTGTTTAATTATCAATTTTAAAACTTGACTACCTAAAGATAAATCTTGTTCTAAACTTAAACTATATGGATTTAGGTCAGTCTTATACGATAGAAATTTAAATTCTTGTGATGAAGAATCATAATTAATATCAAATTCAGTATAAACTATATTATCAGGTGTAGAATAAATTCTTTCTATATTATTCATTTTAGTTTTTAATATATTAACTAATGAATCTAAATAATAATCACCTTCATCAATTGTTATACTATATACATAATTACCGTCTTCTAAATATTTCCAATATAATTTATTATAATTTGAATTTATATTATTATTAATATAAGGAAATTCTGAGGATACTAATTCAATACTATAAACATCAGTTAGATTTTTTTTTAAATTAATAGTATAATTATTGTTATTAGGATAACCTTCTATTATATTAATTACTTTTCCAATAGTAATGCTATCACCTCCATTTGTTTCTTCAAAATATCCAATTGATGGTGAATTAAATTCAATATAATTATCTGATACTAATGTTATCTCATGATAAGCTTGATATTGAGAATTATTAATTGGATAATTTGCATTTAAATAATAAAGATTAATACATCCAATATTATTAAAAGTAAATATAAATATTTTTTCAACATTATTAAATGCAGGATATATAGTACTTGTATTTATTTGATTTACATTTACATAATTAAATGGTAATTTAATAAAATAATAATTTTGAATTAATTGTGTATCATTTATATTTAATTCTGTTAATATTCTATTTTTAATAACATTTGGTAAAAATATTTCATCATTATTATAAATATTTACTGAATGATTCCCTAATATTGAATTAATAGGTATATTTCCAATTAATCTATCATTTAATGTTAATTCTTCATATGAGGATACATTAACATTATAATTATCAACCAATGTATATTCATATTTTATATTATGATTATTCATATTTACCATATAATAATTATAATTACTAATAAGGTAAATTGCATTATTTAATATAATCGGTGTTTTAATAATATTTTGTAATACTATTTTATCACCAATACTAAATAAATTAGAATTATCTGTTATTTTAATTTGAACTCTAAATTCATCTTTAAATGTTGATATTGGATTTGAGGGCAAATAATTAGGCAACATTTTTACAACATTTTGAGGATTTATATTTCTAAATCTTGAATCAATATTAATATAACTTGTCTTATACTCAAAATTATTCATATAGTTTTGTATTTTATCATAATTTATTTCTTCATCTGCTATCTTTGTTTTTTTGTCATAATCTTCTTTAACATTTAATTGACCTATAACATCCATATTATTATTATATTGATTATTTATATTTAAAATAAAATAAAAATTGATTTGGCGTAATAATTTAACAAAGTTAAATTATGACTCTCCAAATTAACAGTTATTAAACAAACTTAAAAAGTTTGTTTAATAAAAATTGATTATTATTATTTAAAGATTAATATTTTAATAATCAATTAATAATGAGTAAAGCAACAGACTATGATAAAATGACACCTATTGAGCATATGCTCAATCGTCCGGACACATATATTGGAAGCACAAAACCCACTACTCAAGTGATGGATGTATATGATAATGAAGATAAAATTATCAAATCAAAAATTATTAAATATACTCCTGGTTTCTTAAAAATTTTCGACGAAGCTCTTGTTAACTCAAGAGATGCATCTGTTTCAGATAAAACATGTAATATTATCAATATTTGGTATAATAAAGAAGAGGGATATATTCGTATTTTTAATAACGGTGATTCATCAGTGCCTCCTATTGAAGAACACCCTATACATAAAACATTGATCCCATCTATGATTTTTGGGGAACTCTTAACTAGTTCTAATTATAATGATTCAAAAAAAAGAATCACAGGCGGCCGGAATGGTATTGGAGGAAAAGCAGTAAATATTTATAGCACCTCGTTCATTGTAGAAATTGGTGATGCAGAAAGTGGTAAAAAATTTGTTCAAGAATGGACTAATAATATGCAAAATACAGATGGACCAAAAGTAACTAAATATAGTAAGAAATCAAGTTATGTTGATATTACTTTTTATCCAGATGTAAAAAGATTTGGATTAAATGAGTTAGATGATGACCATATGAATTTATTCTATCGTCGAGCTATTGATATTGCAGGAACAAGTAGTGATAAGATTAAAGTAAGTTTTAATGACGAAAAAATTAATGTAGCTAATTTTAAACAATATATTCAACTTTATTATCCATCTCATGAAATTTATTATGATGAAGATGAAAATGGTCGGTGGAAAGTTGGCGTTCTCTATATTCAAGAAAGCAACAATAAAGTTGTTAGTTTTGTTAATAGTATAGCTACTTATAAAGGTGGTTCTCATGTGAATCATGTTGTTGATAAAGTGGTTAAACAATTAGTTGATAATTATATTAAGAAGAAGAATAAGGATATTAAAATTTCACCATCTATTTTGAAAGAAAACTTAGTATTCTTTATTAGTGCAGTTATTGAAAATCCTTCTTTTGATTCTCAAACTAAAGAAACACTAACAACTGAGCCAAAAGAATTTGGTTCCAAATATGAACCAACAGAAAGTTTTATTAAAAAATTAGCAAAATGTGGAATTGTTGAACAAGTTCTTGATTATGCTAAATTTAAAGAATCAAAAGATTTGAAAAAGAATGATGGTAAGAAACAAAAATCAATTCATGGTATTCCTAAATTAGAAGATGCAAATGAAGCTGGTGGGAAAAACAGTACTAAATGTGCTCTGATTCTTACTGAGGGTGATTCAGCCAAAGCAACAGCAGTAGCTGGTCTAAGTATTATTGGTCGTGATTATTTTGGCGTATTCCCATTGAAAGGTAAAATGTTAAATGTTCGTGAAGCACAAGTTAAACAATTAACTGAAAATGAAGAAATTAGTAATCTTAAGAAAATTTTAGGATTACGTCAAGGATGCAAGTATGATAATGATGAAGAATTTGCAACCTTACGTTATGGTCGTATTGTATGTTTAACTGATGCCGACGTTGATGGATCCCATATAAAAGGTTTAGTAATGAATATGTTTCATTGTTTATGGCCAGAATTAGTTAAACGTGAGGGTTTTATTACATCATTAGCAACTCCAATTGTTAAAGCATTCAAAAACAAAGATACTAAAATATTTTATACTATAACTGAATATGAAGACTGGTTACAAAAAGTAGGAGATAATAAAAATAGTTGGAAAATTAAGTATTATAAGGGTCTTGGTACTTCTACATCAGTTGAGGCTAAAGAATATTTTGTAGATATTAATGATAAACTCATTAAATATATTTGGGAAGCACCATCAGATGATGATGATATTGGTTCTGATGATGCAATTACTTTGGCATTTCAAAAGAACCGTGCGGATGATCGGAAAGAATGGTTAATGAATTATGATAGAAATGAAATTTTAACTTATGAAGAAAAAGCAGTTAGTTATACTGATTTCATTCATAAAGATTTAAAACATTTCTCAAATTATGATAATAGTCGTTCAATTCCCCATATTATGGATGGGTTAAAACCATCTCAACGTAAAATCTTATATGGTGCTATTTTGAGAGGTTTAGATAAAGATGAAATCAAAGTAGCACAATTAGCTGGTTTTGTATCAGATAAAGCATCTTATCATCATGGCGAAATGTCTCTAACTGGTGCAATTGTTGGTATGGCACAAGATTTTGTTGGAAGTAATAATATTAATATTTTGGAGCCAATAGGACAATTTGGCACTCGCAGTCTTGCAGGAAAAGACGCTGCTAGCCCTCGTTATATTTTTACTAAAATTCCAACTATTAGTAGTTTAATTTTTAGAAAAGTAGATAATAATATTCTTAATAATCAAGTTGAAGATGGAATGCCAATTGAGCCTGAATTTTATGCTCCAATTATTCCAATGATTTTAGTTAATGGGTCTACGGGTATTGGCACTGGATTTTCAACTGATATCCCCTGCTTTAATCCAATTGAAATTATTGATAATTTAATTAATTTGATTGAGAATAAGTCAATTGAAATGATGCATCCTTATTGGCGTGGATTTAATGGTAAAGTTCAAAAAATTAATGATACAACTTATGAAACTACAGGTATTTATACTATTAAAAAGAATAAATTATTAATTACTGAATTGCCAATTGGAGTATGGACACAGAATTATAAAGAATTTCTTGAGAAGATGTATGAAACTGAACAAGCTAAAAAGAATAAAGATGATAAGAATAACCAAAGGTTCTTATTGGGTTATAAGGAATATCATACAGATACAAATGTTAGCTTTGAATTGGAATTTGTTAGTGATTATATTGAGAACATCAAAGATGTGAACAAAACATTTCATCTTACATCACGTGTTAGTATTAATAATATGCATTTATATTCAACTGAAGGAAAATTAACAAAGTATATTACTATTAGTGATATATTTGAAGAATATTATAAGAAACGTGTTGAATTATATGATAAGCGCCGTAATTATCAACTTGATGAATTAAAGAAAGAATTAGAACTTATTTCTAATAAAGTTAAATTTATTTTGATGGTAGTAAGTGATGAATTGATTATTAATAAAAGAAAAAAGACTGAATTAGAAAAAGACTTAGTTGAAAATGATTTTCCTAAATTAGGTCAAAATAAATCTTATGATTATCTACTTGGAATGCAAATTTATCAACTTACATATGAAAAGCTTGAAGAATTAAAGAAACAAGAGAAAAATAAACAAGCTGAATATGATAGTCTTTATAAAATGAAGCCTCATAATATTTGGAAGAATGAATTAATTGAATTAAAAGAAGAATTAGAAAAATTAATTAGTAAAAAATCAATTGATACATCTAATAAAAATACTACTATTAAGTTAAAATTAAAGTCAAAAAAATAAAATTAATATAAAAATATTTAAATTTCTTTAATAAAAATCTAATTTAATATAATGATATTAAATAATAATATTAATAGCGTAGAAGACCTTGAAAATAATATTATTGAATATGTTAAATATAATGTAAATAATATGATAGGAGGAGGTAAAACTACAGAAGGACGTAGAATATTAAAAAGAACAATTAAAAAAGGCTTGAGTGATTATTTAAATGAAAATAAAAAACAAATTAAACATAAAAAAATCAAACTTAATAAAGACAGAATGGAACAAAAAATTTCTGAAATATTTAATAATAAGTTTAATAATAATTATAATTATAATAATAATTTAAATTCACAAATGCAATTATTTGATATGTTCAATTTTTATGTTCCGCTTGCTCCAGTTTATTCAAGAACATCTATCTCACAACCTATTAAACCAGAATTACCAGAATTAACAGTGGATAATACAGATTTAATAAATATTGTTAACAATTATATAAATGACACTCAAGAATATATAAAAAAAACACTTGGAAATAATCCAATAATTTTATCTAAACTTGTAGTAAAATATGATATTTTTATGACATTATTAGAAGAATTAAAAACATTAATTACACAAACAGGAACACCTCCAAAAGAAATTATACAAAAAGCAAATGTAATGAAAGATAAGTTTGAAGATTTTACAACATTAATGATTGAACATATAGATTTTATGAAGACTTTAAATATGACATATGAACCATTAAATATTGAAAAGCTTTCTGAGTTGGAACCTATGAGTTTTGAAAATATAAAGACATTTACAGAATCATATATACTAAACATTCAGAGATATATAATAGATTTAATTAAGTTTTTAGACGTTGTACCTGCAGGTATACAAACTGATTATCGTGGTTTTAATGAAAACATAAAAAAATATATAGATATAATGAGACAACCTGAAAATTTTGAAGAAGGTAGAATAACCACATTATTTAGATTATTTAGAAGTGCATTTGTAGAAAATATAGGAAAGGGAGAAAAAATGTTACTTATAGTACTAGAATTAAATAAAACATTTATAAATTTGGTAAAAAAGATCGAATTCGCAATTGCAGCAGAAGAAGCAAAAGCTATCAAAAATACAGAAAAATTAGGTGATATGAGGTTGGATCTAATTAGTAAACGTGTTTGGAGTGAATTAAGCACAGCATTAGCACAAATGACCGGCGCAGAGGCAGTTGAGGATCTAAATAAAAAAATTACATCTTTTAAATCAAACTTAACGTCAACTACTACTTAAGCACTTTTCACTAGCGTCTGCTTATAATTTATAAAACAATTATTATAATATAATATATTATATTATAATATGCCATTGAATAAAAATATTAATAATAAAGAAGATCTTGAATATAATATATTAGAATATGTTAATAATACTATTAATAATAATATTATGACAGGAGGTGGTAAAAAAACAGTTAAAAATAAAATTAAAAAAACTTTAAATAATTATTTAACTGAAAATAAAAGAATGATACGAAATAAAAATATTAATCTTGATAGAGAAACATTAGAAAAAAAAATTTCAGAAATATTTGATAATAGATTTAATTATAATAATACTATAAATAATATATACTCAGAACAAATGCCATTTATGGATTTATTAAATTATTATCCAAGTGTTCAACCTCGTATAAATACAAATGTTGTTCCGCCAGTAATACCAGAAAAAAATACTACCATTCCCCCATCACCAGAAGAAAAAACAAACACATCAACATTTTCTAATTTTCTTACATTAGGTGCAATATTATCACTAGTAACACCAGAATCAAATGCAACATCAGGAACCACATCAGCAAGAGAAGCAGAGATAAATGCATTATCAGCTGAAATAATTGCATCAAGAGAAAAAGCCGCAGTAGAAAAAGCCTCAGCAGATGCAAAAGCTGCATCAGATGCAAAAGCTGCATCAGATGCAAAAGCAAAAGCAAAAGCAAAAGCAAAAGCAGATGCAAAAGCTGCAGCAGATGCAAAAGCAAAAGCAGATGCAAAAGCAAAAACAGATGCAAAAGCAAAAACAGATGCAAAAGCAAAAGCAGATGCAAAAGCAGCCGCAGATGCAAAAGCAGCCGCAGATGCAAAAGCAGCAGCAGATGCAAAAGCAAAAGCAGCCGCAGAAAAAGCAGCAGCAGAAAAAGAAGGACTAAACATCATAAAAACTAAAATTGAACAACTTGAAGAAATTAATACTACTAAAGTCGATGAAATAATTAACCTTAAAAATAAAATACGTAAAAAGATACAATCTCTCCATAATTTATCAGACATTCAGCACAATAATATAGAACGTATTAATTTAGAAACTATTCACACAATTGATGAAATTATTGAAACATATAAAAATTTATATAAACGGTATATTGAAAAATTATATAAAAATATTTTTAATATATATAAAACAGATATAATAATTGAAGATAAAAATAAACAAGCAACTATATTATATGAAGAAAATGAAAAACTAATAAATACAAAATTCCAAGAAACTCATGAAGGTATTAATTTAATAATTAGTAAAGCAATTGTTAAAATAGACGACATAAAAAATAATTATGTAGAACCTGCAGATGATACAACTCATAGATATAAGAGCTTTCTACCACAAGATGCAGGATATGAAACAATACAACCAGAAGCAGGATATGAAACAATACAACCAGAAGCAGACCCAGCCTATATGATTATAGAACCACCATTAGATACAGGATATATGAACTTTAATAAAGACACTGGTTTTGAAGAAAATAATTATATGACATTAGAAGCTAATGCACCAGCTGAAAATAATAATGGACTTATTAATACGGTAGTAAATGCAGTAAATAATGCAGTTAAAGCTATTTTTACTCGAAATAAATAATATCTTTAGACATAAATACAATCATAACCATAGATTTGTTCAAAAATTGATAGGGCGATATGTTTTTTTAAAAACATATCTCTCCCTATTAACAGTTAATATTAGTAATTATAAAAATTGATATCGTTGTTTATGGAACTCTTTAAAAGAGCCATAAAAATTGATGCATGTATTGAAAATCTAAGATTTTCAATTCTTGCATTAACAGTTATTTATACAAAGTTCAAAGAACTTTGTATAAATAAAAATTGATATATTATTAGTTTAAAACAATGATGATTTAATCTAATAATGACTTTAGAATCTATAGAGTTTCAATTATATGATTGGCAAGAAGATCATGAATTTGAGGAAGAAGATGATGAAGATGATTCTGATAAAAATTCAAATGATATTGGGTCTTATATTATTCATACTTTTGGGAGAACATTAGAAGGAAAATCAGTTTATATGAGAATTATTAATTTTACTCCACATTTTTATATTAAATTACCATTAAATTGGTCTAAAACTGAAGCAAAATCAAATGTTCAAAAAATGTTAAGTTATCTTACAAGTGATTTAAATAAAAAAGTTTGGAATAAATATAGAAATTCTCTAACTAATATGGATATTGTTGAAAGAATGGAAGCAGATGGTTTTACTAATGGTAAAACATTTCTTTTTGCTAGATTAATTTTTAATAACATGACTGCTATGAAAAAATATAAATTTATGTTTGAAGAATCTACTATTTATATACCAGGTGTTACTAAAAGTGCTATTCAATTTAAAACATACGAAGCAAACTTGCCGCCAATGTTAAGATGTTTTCATATTAAAAAAATTAGTGGTTGTTCATGGGTAAGTATTAGTAAGTATATTAAGATTGACGCTCAAACCGAAGGTAATAGTGAGTCCTTTTGTGATATAGAAGTAAGAGTAGATTGGCGCGATATTACTCCTATTGAAAAAGATACAAATGCACCATTGAGAATTCTTAGTTTTGATATTGAATGTTATTCATCAGATAAAGATAAATTTCCTCAAGCAAAGAATAAAGCAGATTGTATTTTTCAAATAGGCTCAACTTATACTTATTTGAATAATTCTATTCCTTATCGTCAGCATATTGTTTGTTTGAGAGAAACTGATAATGTTGAAGGTAGTATTGTTGAACATTATGATAATGAAAGAGATATGATTAAAGCATGGATTAATGAAGTTATTACTCAAGATTGTGATATTATTACTGGATGGAATATTTTTGGTTTTGATGAAGGTTATATATATGATAGATGTGTTGAGCATTTAAATTTAGAAAATGAAATATTATATATTAGTAAATTAAGAAATTATAAATGTCAATTTAAAGATTTTAAATTAGAATCAGCTGCTTTTGGGCAAAATAGAATTCGTATGTTTGGAACTCCGGGTCGTATTCATATTGATTTGATGAAAGATGTTCAAAAAAATTTTAAGCTTAATAGCTATAAACTTGATTTTGTTGCATCTAATTTTATTAGAAATGAAATTTATAAGATAGAAATATTAGATAATAATCATAATGGATTATTAAAATTATATTGTGACGGTGTTGAAAGTATTTATAAAGACGACTTTATTCATGTTGAATATGCATTAGATTTTATATCTGAAATGATTGGTTATAAATATATTGTAGAAGAAATCAATCAAACTGATAAAACATTAATTATTAAACCATCTGCTGCATTATTAGAATATATTGAAGGTCGCCAATTTATTGACTGGGGTAAATCTAATAGAAAAGATAGAACATTTAAAATATTTTGGTCGCAAGCAAAGGATGATGTTGGACCAAAAGATATTTTTAGAATGTTTAATGGAACATCAAAGGAAAGAGCAATTGTTGCTAAATATTGTATTAAGGATTGCACATTAATCAATTTACTAATAGACAAATTATGTGTGGTTACAAATAATATTGAGATGGCCAATGTGTGTTATGTTCCAATGTCATTTCTATTTACTCGTGGTCAATTAATTAAATTATTTTCACTCACATTAAAGAATTATCGTGATGCAGGATATTTATTTCCAGTATTAAAAAAACCAGATGATAAATCACCAAGTTATGAAGGTGCAATTGTATTTGACCCAGAAGCAAATGTTGAATATGAAGCATTAGCTGTAAAAGATTACGCATCACTCTATCCATCATCCATTATTCATAAAAATATGAGTCATGAAACAGTTATTAAATCATCCACAGGTAATAAATATGATAATTTGGATAATGCTGATGGTGTTCCTATTACATATTTCAATGCATCATTTAAAGATCATGATAATAGTATTCAGCATAGAAGGTTTGCTAAAGTTGGTGATGAATTAGGAGTTGTACCTAAAACTTTAAGAAATCTTATTGCAGAGAGAAATGCTGTTAAAAAAGTTATGAAAGGCTGTAAGGACCCATTTAAATATAAAATTCTTGATGGTAAACAATTAGCTCTTAAAGTAACTGCTAATTCTCTTTATGGTGCTCTTGGCGCTGATGTTAGTCCTATCTTCCAACGTGATATAGCAGCATGCACCACATCTACTGGTCGGGAGATGCTTAAATTAGCCCGTCATTTTGATGAGGATATTTTTCCAGGATTATTAAATGGTTATCGTTATGCATTATATAATAAAGATGAAGGAAAAGCAAATAAAATATTAGATATTGAAATGAAGGATACAAATAACCATGAATTAAGAGAAAAAGTTAAAAAATATGTAATGGATGATATTAAAAATTATACATTTCAACCAATTATTCGATATGGTGATAGTGTAACTGGTGATACTTTAGCATATATTAGATATAATAATATTATAACTATAGTTTGTATTGAATTAATTGAATATATGTTACCAGATATTTTAGAATATTGTAATATTGATGGGAAAAAATATTATAAACCGAAAGAGTTAATTGAAACATATTCTGATATTGGTTGGACACCTATTAAATATATTATGAAACATAAAACAGATAAACCAATTATTATGATTGAAACACGTAGTGGATATGTAAAAGTAACAAGCGATCATTCATGTATTTTAAAAGATGGAACTATAATAAAACCAACTGATATTAAAATAGGAGATGAATTATTAACTTCTACTATTAATGATAGTAAATTAAAAAATAAGATGGATATATATAATATAAAATATGATAATAATTCTGGAATAGTAGAAAATATCTATACATTATATAATAATTATAATAATTATGTATATGATTTTGAAACTGAAAATCATCATTTTATGGCAGGTAATGGTAATATTGTTGTTCATAATACTGATAGTATTTTTAGTTGTTATAGGTTTCGAGAGGATGTTAAACAGATTAAAGATACAGCTGCTTTACCTTTGTGGAAAGATATAATTAGTTTTTCAAAGAGATTATTAAACTATTTCATACCAGATGATTATAAGAAATTATGGAATGAATGTCATGACAAGTATTATAATGATGATAAAATTATATTATATAATAATAAATTAAGAGTTCCAGAAGGACCAACGTATAAAGAACCACCTAATCATTTTAAAATAGTTCCCCCAATTGAGGAAAGAATGGAACAATTTTTATTGCATTATATGGAAGAGAGTTTTTTACCATGGTTATGGATTATTCAAGATATTTTTACAAAAAAATATGTTCAAAAGAAAACTAGAGAAAATGCAATAGAAATGAAAATATTTAATAATGGTATAAGTATGGTTGAAAAGATGAATTTAGTAGTAGATCTAACTAATGATGTTAAAGAAATTATATTAGAAGATGTTGAATATTTTATTAATAATAAATTGAAAACCTATATAATCCAACCATATTGGGATATATGTTCCGATAAGAATATTAAGATAGTATGTGTTAGATTTTATAAACATGGGAAAAAAATTATTGATAAAAGAACACTAACATTAAGTATTGATATGGGTGTAATTACTGGTGAATTAGTTAAGAAAAGATTACCTTTTCCTCATGATTTAGAATATGAAAAAACATTTTGGCCATTTTTGATATTAACAAAGAAAAGATATGTTGGTAATAAATATGAATTTAATCCTGATAAATATAAACAAGATTATAATGGTATCGTGTTGAAAAGAAGAGATAATGCACCTATTGTGAAAGAAATATGTGGTGGTATTATTAATAGATTAATTGATGAAAAAGACCCAGAAAAAGCTAGAAAATTTACAATTGATTGTATGAATAGTATGTTTAATAATGAATATAATATTAAATACTTTCTAACAAGTAAAACATTAAAAATGAAAGATAGTTATGCAGATTGGACTAAAATAGCTCATGTTGTATTAGCTGATAGAATATCTCAAAGAGATCCAGGTAATTGTCCTCAATCTGGAGATCGTATAGAATTTGCAGCAGTTCAATTACCTAATATTACTAAATCAACCCTACAAGGTGAAAGAATTGAAACACCTCAATATATCAAAGATAAAAATCTAAAAGTTGATTTTGAATTTTATATGACAAATCAGATTATGAATCCTGCTTTGCAATTTTTATCATTAGTTATACCAAATGCTGAACAAATATTTGATCAATTTAAAATTAAAATAGAAAATGAAAGAAAAGGTAGAAGTGATATTATGGGATTTATGAAAAAGAAATAATTTTTTTAAATATATTTTAAATATATTTAAAATATATTTAAAAATGCTTTTTCTTAATTTATGAATTATTCATAAATTAGAAACAATATATATGCAAGTAAGGGGTAACATAAACATTAAGCCAAATAATAATAGTCCAAATAAATTTATAGAGATTATAAATAAGAAGGTTATAAACATTTAATTCTTATTACGATATTAATCCTCAACTGATATTATATTAATATCACTTGTATTAATTGATTCTGAATAATGTCTTCTATGATGATTCTTAGCAGATACTGTTGATGTGTGTGATTTTGCTGTTGAATTATTATCACTATTATTATCAGTATGAGCTGATGATGATAAATATGAACCTGTTGACATTTCTAAAAATTCTTCTTCTTCTTCTGGTTCTAAATCAATTTTATCATCTTCTTCTTTAAATATTCTTTTAATTGTTTTATTTTGTTTATTTTTTTCAGAATCTGTATCTGAACTTGTAGAAGATTCATCATCTTCAAAATCATCATCACGATCATCATCACGATCTTCATAATTAGGTGCTTCAGATGAAGATGATTTATTTGAACGTGTTGATTTATTTGAACGTGTTGATTTATTTGAACGTGTTGATTTATTTGAACGTGTTGATTTATTTGAACGTGTTGATTTATTTGAACGTGTTGATTTACCTGTATCACTTGGTAACATTGGTGATGATTTATCTGAACGTGCTGATTTTACTGATGATGTTTTTTTTATTTTTTTATGCGCACCACCCGTTTGTTTATTATTTATTTTTTTTAATAATTTATTATAAACATCGGAACTAATAAAAGGCGATGTTTCTGAAAAATTATTATCATCATTATTAATATTTGTAGATTTTTCAAATAATTTATACATATCATAATTATCACTTTCATTAAATAAAACTAATCCTTTTTTATTATAATTTGAATTATAATTAAGTTGACCTACTAACATTCTCGCATTTGCGTTTAATTTATTCATGTAAGGAATAGTGCTACTATAGTCATCAGTTCTTCTTCCGTGAAAATCTAATGCTAAATCATCTTTTTGAAAAACTCCCATATATATAATATTAGATTATTATTTATAAATTATTTAACAAATAATTTTTAAAATAAAAAGTTTTTAAATTATTTGTTAAATAATTTGTAAATAATAATCTAAATGTTATTAAATGAAAGAAACTTTAATAATTATTGTATTCATTATAGTTTTTTATATAGTATTTATCATGAATAATTCTTCTTTAGTTAAATTTAATATAGATGGAGGAAATGTATTAGTTAGAGATACACCTGATAAAGAACAAAGTGCTAAATTATTAGGTGAATTAATTAATAGAATGTATACTTTAAAAAAATATGTAGTAGAAAATAAAAATAAATATCCTGATTTTAAAGATTATATAAATCAATTTGATGAAAATTTTAATAAAAATAGAACTAAAATATATGAAACAAGTTTAACATCTGAATACACATCATATTCTATTAATAAAGGAGAAGAATTAGTTTTTTGTTTAAGAAGTAAAACAAGTGGAAAATTACATGATATTAATTTAGTAATGTATGTTGCTGTTCATGAATTAGCACATACAGCATGTCCAGAAACAGGACATACTCCGTTATTCAATAAGATTTTTAAATTTTTATTAGAAATAGCAATAGAGATAGAATTATACTATTATGAAGATTATTCTAATCATCCAATTGAGTATTGTGGTATGAAATTATATACAAACATTTTAAATTAATATAATTTTAATTATTTTCTATTATAATTATAATTAATGACAATTGAAACTCCAATTAAAATAATTCATAAATTCAAAAATAATAACAGACGTATTCAATATATTCAGTATATTTTTATTGGGTCAAATGTTAGTGAAGATATAATGAATATATTAGAAAATATTAAAAAAAAAACATTTTATGAATGTTATGATAATTTAAGTAAACAAAAATTAGAACTATTATCTAATTATTATGGTATTAAATGGTATACATATTTTTTTAATAGATTTCATTTAACTGAACAGTTTAATAGTATTCTTAAAAATGCAAATAAAAAGAAAAATCTTGAATCAAAAATGGGAAAAGAATGGGTTTCATTTCATTTATCAGCACCATTATTAAAAAGAGTTAATTATTCTTTTGCATCTACATATTATGATTATTTAATATCAAGAAATAAAATTAAAACAGCTGTTAGAAAAGTAGAAATGGATTTTAGAACTTATTCAACAGAATTAGTTGGTGGTAATATGACATCAATTACTGATTCCGAAGATGATAATAATCATACTGATATTAATAATGATAATAATGATGATGATAATGAAGCACTAATGAATGCAGAAGATTTTGACGATGCAGTTGGTAATAATTTTAATTTAGAAGAATTAACTGATTTATATGGTAAGGAAAATGATGCTACTGAAAAAGATGTAAGAGATACAGCTATTTTAATTGGACAAGCAACTAATGATAAATCTTTCGTTAAAAATATTGATAAAATAGAAACTGATTTTAATGAAAAAATAGATGAAATAACATATGATGTTAAATTAGAAGATGTTTATTATAAAGTTTATATTAAAGAACAATTTATTTATATGGATGATAATATTAAAACAATTAGAAATAAAGTATGTGTATCAATCCCCTTAAGTAATAAATTTAGTAGTAATGAAGATGAAACTGATATTAAATTACTTCCAGAATATACTTATTTTTGGTCTGAATATAATAATTATAATAATAATACTAGTATTTTAGATAGAGTAATGTTGGGTCAAAAATGGATACGTAGAAATGAATTAGTAATGATAGATGTTAAACCAAATGAAAATATAGCAGTTTACGAAAATTTACGTAATAATTTAAGTTATTTGAAAGATAGTTTTGGTATTAAAATTAAGAGAGAAGACGATGAGTATAATATTTTAAGAGATTATGAACAATTTATGACAAATAATGAAATATATATGATTGATATATTAAATGAATTCGGTTTAAATTATAATAGTGATGCAACTAAGAAAAGAAATTTATACGAAGTATATGTTAATATATATTTTCCATTAATAACATTTGAAAGATTTGAATTAATTGTTGATTTATTAAATGATAATAATGATAAAGAATTAGAAAAGAATTTAAATAATTATGGATCTATTAAAAATGATACAACTATTGAAAAACATATTCATGATGTAGTTGATAATACAAAAATAATAATTAAAGATAAAAAAAGTGATTCATTTAATTCTTATTTTCAACCAAATTATATTATTCAATCTATTATACATATTAATCTTAATAATCCTAAAAATCTAACAGGAACTGTTTCATCTGAAAAATATAATTTGTATAAAATATTTGATAACTTTATTGTATCTGAAGAATATCCATTTATTCAATTTCAAACACAAGATTCTCAATTAACCTATAAGTTCTATACAAAAACAAAAAAAATAGATGAAGCTGAAGTATTATCAAAATGGTTTGAAAATGCACCATATGGTATTTCATTTAAGATTAGAATGACAGAAATTGAAAATAAATTTATTTCCATTAATTTAAATGAAAATGGCAGATTAGAATATAAAATAACATGGAAGGAAGAAGATACGGCAACAATTGAAAGTATTAAAGAAAGTTATAAATATGTTAATGATTTATTATTGAAGATTAATAGTGAAAATAAGAAAATAAAATTTATATTACCAGAAGATGAAAATTATAAATATGCTTTTATTAATACTATTCAAAAAATATCATTACCTGAAAAATATAAAATTAATCATAATGATTTATCAGATTTTAGTAGATTTTTTTATACTTATATAGCACTAATGATTGAACCACGTAAAAGAGTTTCAAAATCAACAAATTCTGATAAACCTGAATATAGTAAGGCGGGAACATATCTTAGATATAAACGCATTAGTAATTATGAAAATAAAACAAAAATGCATTTGAGAATGTTATATTTTTTAAGAAATTTTGAAATATCAGATAAAGAATTAATTGATGAAATAGCTAAACAATTTAATATAACTATGGAATCGGCTGCTGAAGAATTAGATATTGTTAGGAAAAAATACGGTAAAGTATTAGGTAAAATCAGAAAATCATTATCTAAAATAAATACATTGCCTAAATCAAAACCACCAGGTATAGGTATAGACATTCAAGGTAGAACACCTGATAATTATAAGATACGTATAGCTGGAGCACGTAGTAGAGAACAATTAGATGAAATTCTTGATTTTATTAAAGTATTAATGTTTTTATACATTGAAATTTATATTAATAAAAATCCAAAATATATGAAAATTAAAGATATGTTAAGTAGACTTAATAAAATTGCTAAAAGAAGAAATAAAGTTAATGATATTGTTAATTATGAAGCAGGTTCTTCTGCTATTAAACAAACTACTGCTCTTGATAAAAAACGTTTAGGATTTAAACCAGAAGAAGGTCAAAATCAATGGTCTCGTAGTTGTCAAAATAGTGGTGATAAAATAAGACAACCATTAGTAGTAAGCTCTGATAATATAAAGGAACTAATTAAAAGAGGATTTAAATTAAATCCTAAAACTAATAATTATGAAAAGAAATCAATTATTGTAGATAAAGGAAAAAAGAAAGAAGTAATAATAAAGGCAGTTAAATTATCAGGTGATGATGGAACTTATAATTATTATACATGTGATCCATCTGATAATAATCAATATTGTTATGTAGGTTTCTTATCAAAAAGTAATAATCCAAATGATTTATGCATGCCTTGTTGTTTTAAGAAGGATCAAGGAAATACAAATAATAAAAAGAAATCATCATATTTTAACCAATGTGTAGGACAAAGTAAATCAGTAGTAATTGAAGAAAAACCAAAAGAAGATTTAGGTGATAAAGTTTATATATTACAGGATACTAATAAAGTTCAAGATGGTCGATTTATATTTTTACCTAAATATTTGAATCAATTATTCAATATTATTTATAAAAATACATATATTATTAAAAATCATTACTTGATTGAATCAAATACAGGTTATAATTTTAAATATACGGTTAAAGATAATAATTATAATTTTTTAGCAGCAATTTCTAATATATTTGATAAGAGTATTAATCAGATTAAAGAATTAACAATTGATATAATTAAAAATGATAATAATGATAATATTTTTACATATTTAAATAATGGTGATATTAAAAGTATGTTTAAGGATAGAAATAGTTTTATTAATTATATTAAAAATAGTAATTATTTAGAATATGATATTATGGGTGAATTATTAGCAATACCTGGAGTTTTATCAAAGAAAGGATTATTTTATTTTATGTTTGATAAAAAAATAAAAATAATTAAAAAATCATTAGAAAAAGATAATATTATTGAGAATTATTACTTACAGTGTCTTAATTATGAAAATTATCATAATATTAATGAAAATAGAGATTATGTTATATTAATTAAAGATGGTCGTTTTTATTTTCCTATTTATAATGTTAAAAAAAGTAATAAAGATAAGAAAATTATTTTAACTAAAAAGTTTGATGAAGAAAATAATAATAATATAATTAATGAATTAAAAAAATATTATGGTTTAAGTTGTATTGAAAGTTTTATATTTAAAATTAATAAAACTTATAATATTACTGCTAAAAATATATTTGAGAATTATAAAAATGATAATATTAAAAAACAAGTAATTGATTTGAGAAATAAAGTTAAATATCTTAAATTAGAAAGTGGTTTATTATTACCAGTTAAACCATCTGGTTCAATACTAACTACAAGTAATAGTAGTAATATTCATATTATTAATATTAATTCAATTAAAACATCTGATTTATTTGATTTAGATGAAACAATTAAATTATTGAATAAATTTAATAAATTATCACCAGAATTAAATTATGTTCCCAAGAACATATATTATAATAATATTAAAAATGAAAACAATGTTAACAAATATAATATAACATCAATTTTACTAATGAATAATTTAATAGTACCAATTAAAAATGAATATGTATTATCATCTACATTTAAAAAATTTGGTGTTGGATATGAGTTTCAATCTATGGAAGAAGTAATTGATAATGCTATTAGTAATAAAGAAGTTCCTTATGATAATAGAACAATAAATATTAAAAATAGATTATATAGAAATGAAGCATATAATTTGTTTAGATTAGAATTATCAGTATATTTACAAAATAATTCATCTTTACTTGATACTATAATTGGAATAGTAAGAAATACTAATATTAATAAGAAAAGTAAAAGAAAAGAATTAATGAGTATATTATTAAATATTATTGAAACAAAAGGAAAATCAAATAAATTTATTGAAATTATTAAAGAATTACCTAATTTAAGTAATTTTAATCTTTCTAATGTTAGAGAATATTGTTCTATTAATAGAACAAAAGATAAATGTAATGTTAATTTACATTGCACTTTTATTAATAATACATGTAATTTTATAATGTTTAAAAATGATTTAATATCAAATATATCCAATATAATTGAAGAATTAATAATGGATGGTATAAAGTTTAAAGAAATTATTCAAGAAGAAAATTATTATGTAAGTGATGTTGTTGATTATACTATATTTAGCGATAGACCTAATCAAAAGATTATAAAAACATCTAACTTTAATATTAAAAAAATTATGACAGAATTATTTGGAAAAGATAGTATTCCCCAATTAGGTAAACGTAGAATTGGAAAACAAGATTTAATAATAGATATAGATGTTCCTGAAGCAGTTGAATTAGGAAAAGAAGTTATTCAAGAAATTATTAGTAATAAGAATAGTATTATTAGAGCTTATGTTAATGGATATTATTGGATGTTAAATCCTCTTTATGATAAAGACTCTAGAAATTTAGGTTATGATACAGAATTACAAGAAAGATTAACTAATTTATTTAAAGCAAATATTATAGATTATTTAGTTGGTAATGTATTTAATGAAGAATTAAAAAAGGATATTAATAAATATATTGAATTAGATAAAAATCTACTATCTAAAAATATATTTACTAGCACCTTAAGTAGATTAAGAAAAAACAATTATAATACAGACGGTGTATTAGAACTTATATTATTAAGTTATATGTTTCCATATCCAATAGTAGTATATGATAATTATAATGCTGTAAAATATATATTTTCATCAGGTCAAGTAAGTGTTAATGATAAAACTATTGAAAAATATACAAGTGAGTCTATGTTAAATAAAACAATTTTTATTAAATTTGATTTTGAAGGTTCAAATAATATTCCCAAGAAAATATATTCAATTTATCATAAATAAATTTATTTTGTATATTATAATAGTATAATGGTTGATAAACTAATCAACCTTCAAAGAGCTAATTGTCATGTTGATAAATTACTTTCAGAAAAAGATTTAAAAAGAATTCAAAATAGAACGGGTGGTATTATTAATACTACCAATGAATGTATATTATGGAATGGATATATTACATTTAATAAAATAAAATATATTAATTTTTATTTTAAAGGTAAAAAATGTGCATTACATAGATTATTATATATTAATTTTAAAGGAAGACTAAATGATAATGATTATTTAGAATATATATGTATTAATAAATCTAATAAAGGAATATGTTGTAATATTAATCATATTATAAAAAAAAGAGATATAAATAAAAAAAATTTAGTAATTAATTCACCAACGAATTCTATGAATAATTCTATGAATAATTCTATGAATAATAATACAGTATATTTTGATTAATTATATGATTAATTATTATTATAATATATAATATTATAATAATGAGCTCAAAATCAAATGGAGGTTTTCCACCTTTAAAATTTATAAAGGAAGATAAAATAGATAAAACAATCAAAAAAGAAAGATATTATACACCCAAAATTAAAGAATTAAATATTAAGAATATATTATCTCAATCAATTGTTAAACCAATGATTGATTTAAATAAACCTAAAATTCATATAATTAGTTCTTTATAATTTATAATTTATAATTTATTCAAGTTAATCTAATTGTTCTAATTGCTCTACATTCTCTACAGATTCCATTAGTGCAACTGGTTCAACTGATTCAACAGGTTCAACCGGTTCAACCGGTTCAACCAATTTATCTTTAAACGACATATCATGTAATTGTTTTTCTAATTTACCCATTTGTTCTTTATATTGAGACATATCTACTTTTAATTCTTTTTCCATAAACTTATCCATTTCACTCTTTAATGCTGTTATATCATCTTTTGATTTAATAGAATTAATCTTACTTACCATATCAGCAAGTGGCATTAATTTACTAAAATTAAATCCATCCTTCTTTTCTTCTTCTTCCTTGCCTACATCAACATCAGCAGTACTAAAATTTTCATCCATTACAACAGGTTCTTCCTTTGTCTCATCATCATTCATCATTTTAGACATACCTTTACCTAACATACCACTCATTCCTCCTAAGATTTTATCTATTTCTACCTCGCCTTTTTCAATCTTACTACCGTATTTAGATGTAATCATTTCAGTAATACCCATTATACTTTCAAATGGATTACCTTTATTCGCTACAACATCTTGAAATGATCCAATAATATCATCTAACATACTATTAGTAGTATTATTCACATCTGTATTTAATATATTTTTAAATATATCATTTTTAACATTGCTAGAAGTATTTTGACGTATTTTTTTCAACGCTTCTTTTAATGTAGTGATTCTATCTGCATTATTATTATTAATTCTTTCTAATTGAATATATAGATTTAATAATAAATCCCATAATTGATTTTTAACAATATCAGTCTGATTATTAAAAACTTGTTTTAATGTTAATTCTTCTCCAAATAAACTAGTTGATACATTGTGTGTTTCAACAGTTTTTGCAGAGAATACTTTAATTTTTATCATACTAAAAATAGCAAAAGTATCATTATTTTGAAGAGCTTTATAAAATGTATCTAAACGTGATTCTACATTTTCTTTATGAGCAGATGTATCATTTTCTGTAAGATTTTGAACAGATTCTAAAAATTCATTATATATATTAATACAATTATCCATATGAATATTATTATATTATAGTTTTTAAATAACTTATAATATAATAATATTATTAATATTTATATGGTATTACTTCAGGATTATTCATTACTCTTGGTATCATTTTATAATACTCACTTTCATAATTAGGTTTTGTTTTAAAATCATCATCTTCAAAATATTCTTTTTTTTTATTAATTTTAAATAATTCTAAATCTTGGATTTCTTTATTCTTTTTATTATTTTTATTATTAATATATAAATGAATTAATATAAGTATTGCAAATACTATAATTAATATAGGTAGCCAATTTATTTTAACTTTACTAATAACCGAATTTAATGTATTATCAATATGATTTGTTTTATCAAAATATTTTTTTTTTAATAACTTTTTAATAGCTTTTCTACTAATTAATTGTGGTTCCATATAATATATAATATATAATATATTATATATTATATATTAGAAGTATTACTATAAAGGGTAATTATACTCTTTATATTATTTCCTAAATAATATCCAAATAAATTATAAATAATATCAATTATTCTATTAATTAATGTTTCTGCACCAAAAGATGAATAAGAATGAACAAATATATTTAATATATATTCAAAAATTTCCCATAAAAATGAAATTGTTATAGCATATATCCATTTATTTGGGAAAAAATATCCAAATATCATATAAATAATGATATGATAAATAGTATATTTATTTATAACTTCTGATGCCATATATATATTATATAATATAAATAATATATATTATTTGATTTTATAAAAATATCTAATTTTTTATAAAATTATACTTTAAAAATGTAATCTTATTATTATATTATGACATCATCTATTAAAAATGTTGACTATATGAATGATCCTTCGCATAGCCGCCTAACTGTGTTTCCTATCAAGGAATTAGATATATGGGAAATGTATAAAAAAATGCAAGCGGCCTTTTGGACAGCTGAAGAGATTGATTTTAGTAAAGATTATGAAGATTTTAAAAAATTATCATCTAATTCACAATATTTTATTAAAATGGTTTTAGCATTCTTTGCAGCAAGTGATACGATTGTTAATATGAATTTAGGAAAAAGATTTATTAACGAAGTAACAATATTAGAAGCACAAATTTGTTATCAATTTCAAACAATGATTGAAAATATTCACAGTGAGACCTATTCATTAATGATTGATAATATTATCCGTGATAAAGAAGAAAAAGAAAAATTATTAAATGCTTTAGATAATTATGATTGTATTAAAAAGAAAGCAGATTGGGCTCTTAAATGGGTTGAAAGTGATGCACCTTATGTTCAGCGTGTAATTGCGTTTGCATGTGTTGAAGGTATATTTTTCTCTGGTAGTTTTGCTGCTATCTTTTGGCTTAAAAAACAAAATGTTATGCCCGGCTTATGTGATTCAAATGAGCTTATTAGTAGAGATGAAAATATGCATACCAATTTTGCATGTTTAATAAAAACAAAATGCACAACACAATTAAGTCAGGAAATTGTTCATGAAATGTTTCGTGATGCAGTAAGTGTTGAAAAGGAGTTTATTTGTGAATCATTACCTGTATCATTATTAGGTATGAATGATAATCTTATGAGTAAGTATATTGAATTTGTTGCTGATAGATTATTAATTACATTAGGATATGATAAAATATGGAATACTGCTAATCCATTAGATTTTATGGAAAGCATTAGCATGAATGGTCATAGTAATTTCTTTGAAACAAGACCAACACAATATCAAAAAGCTGCAGTTCTTAATACTGGTCGTACTAATGTTTATGAAATAAATGATGATTTTTAATTAATTTTTTAATGAATTATAATTTTTTGATTTTTTAATAACTTTCTATTACTAGAAGTGCTTTGAATAAATATAATATAATTAAGTAGCATACCTGGTTTTAAAGTTAATTCTGTATTATTATCCATTCCTAATATTTCTCTTGCATTATTTCCTTCAAAAAAATATCCAGTTGATTTTTCCATTAAAATTATTTTCTTTTTATTATTAATTATTTCAGTTTTGATAAATTCATAATAAATTGTTTTTTTCTTATAATCTATATTATTCATATTACAAAATTCTTTAATAGTTCCTTCAGTATTTACATTAATCATATTTATTTCTTGAATAGTTGGTTCAATTATATTTTCTATATTAGTTTCTATATTAGTTTCTATATTAGTTTCTATATTAGTTTCTATATTTGGTGCTTCAACTTCTGGAACTAATATTTCATTTAATAAAGATATATTTACATCAATATCTGGTTCTATATTCTTATTCCACTTACTACGACATAAAGGACAAGTATCATGATCAGTTTGAAACCATAATTGAATACAACCTTCATGAAAATAATTTTTACATGTAGTAATGCATTGTGAAAATACTTCTCCTCCTTTCATCTCTTCAAAACAAATACTACAATCATTCCCAATTGCATTTGATTTGTTACATTCTTTTTTATTTTCTAAACGATGCTTTAATCTATCAATCCATTTAGATTGTAAATTATTAAATACATCATTAGACCATTTAGTTTTATTTACACATAAATCTGTAGCTAATGAGGTATTAACTGCTACACGTGCTATTAAAAATAATAAATGTTTACAAAATGATTTTCTAATAGCATAATCAGGACAAGAACATGAAAAACATGTTGATTTAATATTTTGTATATATATTTTATTACTTTGACCGCGAACATTAAATAACCAATGTTCTAATGATACTTGATTAGCTGATAATAAATAAATACGTTCTGATAGTGATTTTCTAAGGCGTTCCATTATTATTAATAATATTATTAATAATATTATTAATAATATTTTAAACCATTAAACTTTTTGGAGGTTTTTTTAAATAACTTGGATTTAAAAAAATTATTAAATTTTCATTAATAGGAATTTTATTCATTAAATATATTGATATAAATATTAATTATATATACTTATAATGCATAATCAAAGTCCTCAAATGTTTGTTATTAAAAGAAATGGTGAAAAAGAAAAAGTAATGTTTGATAAAATTACAGCACGTATTAGTAATTTAATTAATGAAGATGAAAATAATTATATTGATCCTACTATTATTGCTATGAAAGTTATTAATAGTATATATAGTGGTATAAGTACCGAAGAATTAGATTTGGAATCAGCAAAAATTTGTAGCAATATGGTAACAACTAATCCAATTTATGGAAAATTAGCTGGTCGTATATTAGTAAGTAATTTACATAAAAAAACATTAAATAATTTTGTTGATAAAATGATTAATATTCAAAATGATTGTAATTTATTGGAAGATGATTGGTTAAAATGGGTTACTATTAATAGAGATGCAATTAATAATATGATGGATTATTCTAGAGATTATCTTTTTGATTTTTTTGGTTATAAAACATTAGAAAGAAGTTATTTATTAAAGAATCATGCAACAGATACAATTTATGAAAGACCTCAAGATATGTTTATGAGAGTTGCTAGTTTTATTAATATGGGTAATTTAGATAAAGTAAAGATTACTTATGATTTATTATCAACTAAAGCGTATACTCATGCATCACCTACTTTATTTAATGCTGGAACAAAAAGACCTCAATTGAGTTCATGTTTTTTATTAAATACTAATGATAGTCTTGAAGGTATTACAAAAACATGGGACCGTGTTGCTCAAATTTCTAAATGGGCTGGCGGTATTGGTTTACATATTAGTAATATTAGAGCTAAAAATAGTATTATTCGTAGTACTAATGGAACATCATCAGGTATTGTTCCTATGCTTCAAGTTTATAATAATATAGCGAGATATATTAATCAAGCTGGTAAACGTAAGGGAAGTTTTGCTATTTATTTAGAACCTCATCATGCTGATATTGAAGATTTTTTAGAATTGAGAAAAAATACTGGTGCTGAAACAGAAAGAGCACGGGATTTATTTTTAGCATTATGGGTTAGTAATCTTTTTATGGAACAAGTTGAAAAAGACGGTGATTGGTATCTTATGTGTCCCGATGAATGCCCTAATTTAAATGAAGTTTATGGTGAGGCATATAATGAATTATATTGGTCATATGTTAATGAGAAGAAATATAGAAAAGTAATTAAGGCTCGTAAATTAATGGAAAAAATTATGGATAGTCAGTTAGAAACTGGCACACCATATATTGGTTATAAAGATCATGTTAATGAAAAATCAAATCAATCTAATATTGGTATAATTAAATCATCCAATTTATGTATTGAGATTAATATTGTAAGTAATGATGAAGAACATGGTGTATGTAATTTAGCATCAATTTGTTTAAACAAATTTTTGAAACCATTTAAATCAAATCTTACATGGGTAATTTATACTAAACCAAATTGTAATTACTGCAAATGGGCAAAGAATTATTTTAATTTTAGAGGATATGAATATATTGAAAAAGAATTAAATGAAGAAAATAGTTTATATTTAAGAGATTATAATAATAATGCTTGCATAGATGGTTCTTGTGAATATAAAAAGATTTCTTATCCACAGATATTTTATGGTGAAACTTATATTGGCGGGTTTGATGATATGATACAATATACAGCTGATGATTATGATTTTCAAGAATTATGGGAAACAGCATATATTGCTACTATTAATTTAAATCATGTTATTGATATTAATTATTATCCAACACCTGAAACAAGATGCTCAAATTTACGTAATCGTCCATTAGGTTTAGGTATTCAAGGTTTAGCAGATACATTAGTTGCAATGAAAACACCATTTGAAAGTGAAATGGCAATTAGATTTAATAAAAATATGATGGAAACAATATATCATGCAGCCACTACTGCGAGTATGAATATGGCTCATGCTCGTCATGATGACATGAAAGAGTTTATCGAACATTATCAAACTGAAGGTTCTAATATTAAAGATTTAATGCCTGAATATTATGATAAAAATTTTAAATTAGATAATGAAAATTTAAATGAAATATATCATCAACATAAAATTAACAAATGTGAAATGAAACTTACATCTCATTTTGGTGCTTATAGTAGCTATCATGGTAGCCCTGCAAGCAAAGGTTTATTACAATTTGATATGTGGAAAGAAGAAGGTAGTGTATGCAATTGGGGAAATGTTAGAGATGGTATTAATGAATATGGATTAAGAAATTCATTATTAGTAGCATTAATGCCAACAGCGTCAACCTCTCAAATTATGGGTAATAATGAATGCTTTGAATGGTTTACAAGCAATATTTATACACGTAGAACATTAGCTGGTGATTTTCCGATTGTTAATAAACATTTAGTAATAGATTTATTATCAATAGGTGAATGGAATGATGATACAAAACAAAATATTTTAGCAAGTAATGGGAATGTTAATAATTTAACTATTCCTACAAGTTTTAAAGAATTATATAAAACAATTTGGGAAATAAAACAAATTTGGGTTCTTAAACATGCTCGTGCTCGTGCTCCATTTGTTGACCAAACACAAAGTATGAATATTTTTATGGCGGTTCCTGATTATAATAAACTATTGAATTGTCATATGTGGGCATGGAAGAATGGATTAAAAACTGGTATGTATTATCTTAGAAGTAAACCATCTGAAGGTGCTAATAAAGTAACCGTTGATCCGCAATTACAAAAAAAAATAAATGATGCTAAAAATGATACATTAGAATGTGAATCATGCTCAGCATAATTAGCTGCTCAGCATAATTAGCTGCTCAGCATAATTAGCTGCTCAGCATAATTATAATTTCATAATATAATATAAAGAATAAAATGGAGGCATATTATTATGAGGCTTATTATTACCTATTAAAGATACATTTATATATTCATCTGAAACACTAGTTGAACCAATTGAATTAGCTCCATAAAAATAAATATTCTCTTCTACAGGATATCTTCGATCAGGGGTTACAGGTAACTTAATACTATCATAACGCGGAGTTCCATCATTATTTTTACTCTCATTATATCCAACTGCAATTCCATAACTATGAGTATGTGCAGGCATTTCTTCTAGTGTTAATTTATGTGTTTCTTCTCCACCAACTTCTTTTAACTCTCTAGGTGTTAATTTGTTTGCACTACTTCCTGCACCAATTATAAATCTGTTTCTAAGATCTGGTGTTAATATTGAATTAGTTTCATCTAATGATTCAACTGCAAAGCCATTTATTCCTATTATATATCTTTTTCCATCGCAATATGCCCATCCTTTGGGAAATATATTATTTCCCCAAGGAATAACCATATATTTAGGAAATATTTCCATAATATTCATATTTTTATTAATAAATTTTATATTACCATTTGTATTTAAATTTCCATTTACAAATATATTATTTGAATCAAGTGTAACATTAGGTATATTAATAGTATTATTATTAATCTCTGTAAAATTTAAAAAATCTATTAAATTTCTCATAGAATCTGTATCTTTTATATATTGATTTTTAATTAACATATTTATATCAGTTGTATCATTAAAATTTTCAATTCTATTTGTTTTATAAAATAAATAAATACTAATTATAATTAGTATAATTAATATTATATCTTTTATATTCATTATTATATTATATAATATTATAATTTCATAATATAATATATAGCAATACACGGAGGTAGATTATTATGTGCTTGTTGTGTCTCCCATTCAGCTGCAGTGAATTTTAGAAAGTTATCACCTAGTCTTGGTGATAAATAATTTAGACTTGTATTTAGTTTATTTACACTTGATATAGAATCTGTAATAGTTATTGCACCACCTTTTAATAATACAATTTCTTCATTACGTGAAATACTATTAATTTGTGTAAATAGATTAGCTTTAATATCTAAATTAGGAGAATTTCCAAATGCACCTGGTTTTTTATGAGTATGTTGAGGCAAATGTATTTGTTCTAATAAAACAGTATTATCACCTCCTTTTGTTTTATAATTTCTTATAGTTAAATTATTTGATTTTCCTTTAAAAGCTCCTATAATCATATAGGATCTTAAATCTGGTATTTCTATTTCTATACCATTGGCATCTAAATATTTCTTACCATCACATATTACCCAGCCTTTAGGTATATCTTCATTAAACCATGCAATTATCATATATCTTGGAAATATTTCAAATATATTAGTATTTTTATAATTAAATTCAACATCACCATTTACATTTAAATTACCATTAATATTTAAATTATTTACTTGAGCTGTATTAATCGGTATAATACATTTTTCTTTATTTATATATAGATATTTTGATAAAGATGCCATGTTTCTTAATGCATCAATATCTATTTTATATATATCATTTACTTCTTTAGTTAAATCTATATTTGAATTAAATTTTTCAAGTTTTGTTGTTTTATATAATAAATATATTGTTAATAGTATTAATGTAAATAATATTATATCTTTTATATTCATATAATATTATTTAGATTTTTAAAAAAAAACTATTCGCATTATCTTATATTTTCATTATATAATATAAAGCACAAAATGGAGGTAAATTATTATGCGGTTGCGACTCACCACTAAATAAAACTTTGTTATAAATAATTTTATTGTATTCAGGATTCCATCCTTGTTTTATTGTTTTTATTTTCTCAAAAGTAATATTATCATTTACAATATTAGATGTTCCTGTATTTTCATCAAATAATGAACTTACTATAGGTTCCATATATTTATGAGAATGTGTTGGAATTTCACGTTCACTTAATGTCTGATTTTCTTCTCCATATGCTTTACCAAATTCAAATGTATTTTCATAACTCACTTTCCAAGGCCATACAATATCAGGTGTTGGATTTAGAATAGGTACCAATGTAGTTTCATTATTAACACCTTTTATAAATCTACTTCTTAAATCTGGTGTTAATATTCTATTAATAGTAGTATCAGTTGTAGATATTGCTATTCCTTTTTCATTTAAATAATAATATTCTCCAGTGCATTGAGCCCATCCTTTTGGAATATTCTCACTTGCCCATGCAACTATTGAATATATTGGAAATATATTCAATATATTAGTATCTTTATTATTAAATTTAACATCACCATTAACTCTTAATTCTCCATTAATTATTAAATTTCTCTGAAAAGTAGTATTATTTGGTAATGTATTAATATCTTTAAATTCACGAATTGAAGTAGAAAAATCAGATAAATCTCTTATATATTGTAAATCTTCTTTATATTTATCATTTATTGCATCTTTAATAGTATCCTCAATTGTTGTAAATTTTTCTATTTTTTTTGTTTTATAAAATAAATATATTATAAGTATAATTAATATAAATAATATTATATCTTTTATATCCATATAATATTATTTAGATTTTCTATTTAATTATCCTTTCACTTTACAGTTACTAATCAAATATAGAATACCGTAAAGTGCTTAATATAACCTTCGGTTGGGTCCCCTTAACCGAAGGTTATATTAAGAACTTTTCGCTAGCGTCAACGTGTAAATCTTAAGCCCAGGCTTAAGACCCTCAGGGTCTTAAGATTGGCACTTTACGGTACTATAATTTCATTATATAATATAATGAATAAAATGGTGGCATTAAATTAAAAGCTTCGCCTGAACCACCTAGAGATGTTTGTATTTGTTTTTTATATACGTTTCCATCATCTTTTCCTGCATACATCCATGGTATATCATCTCCATCATATAGACTTGAAAAAGTTCCAGCTAAAAAATTTTTTATTGTCGATACACCTAATGTATATTCGTGAGAATGTGGAGGCATTTCATTTTCAGTTAAAGTATGTGATTCATTTCCACCAAAACTACCTAATGATCTAACAGTTAGACCCTCTCCAAGTGGTGGACCATCTATAGTATTATCTCCTGCTCCTATAATAAATCTACTTCTAAGATCAGGTGTTTTAATTCCTTCAGGATTTGTATCATTTACAACAATGGCATTTCCATCTAATTTTAGCATATAAGTTAAACCATTGCATTCAGCCCATCCATTTGGAATATTATTATTATTCCATGCCATTATCATAAAACGTGGAAATATTTCAAGTATATTACTATTTTTATTTATAAATTTAATATTTCCATTAACTTCTAAATCACCTTCTACTATTAAATCAATTGCTTTAGTAGTTGTAGATGGAAAAGTATAAGTATCATTATTAATATGAAGAGTATTAGTAAAAGATGCCAAATTTCTCATAGCATCCATGTCTATTTTATATTGATTATTTACAGCAGTTATTATATCATTATTTATGTCAAATTTTTCACATGTTTTTTTTCTATATATTAAATAAATTATAATTATTACTAATGTTAATAATATTATATCTTTTATATCCATATTATAATATAATATATATAATATATTTAATTGTTAGTAAAATATTTTTTCTTTATAATATATATTATAAAGATTAATATTATTAATAATATTACTACTAATATTATTATACTACTGTTACTAGTAGTAGTAGTTGATAATGGTATATATTTTTTTAATATTATATTCTTATCGGCATTTATTAAAATATCCATTTTTGATTTATTATCAGTTGTATTAAATACTAATACTATTTTTTGTGTTGAATTATCAAAAGTATCTATATTATTAAATAATTCATTAGATGTAAATATTATATATAGTGTATCACCTCTATACTGTTTATTATATTTAATACTATTATCATTTAGTAAAATTATTATATTATTTATGATTATATCTATTTCTGTTGGTTCTAATAATCTATTAAATGAAATTAATAATGTATTATCTTTATTTATATTTTCATTTGCAGATAACGTTATTATATTATCCATTAATGGAGATATATTTATATCATATGATAAATTATTAAATGTAGGTAATGAGGATAATGATAATAAGGTTGAGGTTGAGGTTGAGGATGAGGTTGAGGTTGAGGGTGAGGTTGAGGGTGAGGTTGAGGATGAGGATGAGGAGGTTAAGGTTGAGGGTGAGGATGAGGTTGAGGTTGAGGGTGAGGATGAGGTTGAGGTTGAGGATGAGGTTGAGGTTGAGGGTGAGGTTGAGGTTGAGGTTGAGGTTGAGGGTGAGGGTGAGGATGAGGAGGTTGAGGTTGAGGGTGAGGATGAGGTTGAGGTTGAGGGTGAGGTTGAGGTTGAGGTTGAGGTTGAGACTGATTTTATATTAACATTTATAAAATTTATAATACTATTAGTTGATAATATAAAATTTTGTTTAATATCCTCCGTCCATGTATTATAATGAAATACATTTATATTAGGTGAAATATCATAAAAACATTTAGAACCAAATAATATATCATTACCTTCAAATTTAATTGAACTTAACAATTTATTATTTATAAAAGCATTTTCACCTATACTTGTTATACTTTTAGGAATAATTATACTGTTTAAATTACTATTATTAAATGCATTATCACCTATTTTTGTAATGCTATTTGGCAATGTTATACTTGTTAATACTTTAGAATTTCTAAATTGATTATTAGTAATTTCAGTTATATTATTTGAAATAATTATATTACTATTATTTACAGATACGTCCAATTTAATATAACTAACTGTTGAAGGAAATAGACTTTTTGTATATGCACTTGGTAATATATTATAATATATAGTTGCATCACTAGATATACCTATAAATGAATTAGTAGATATAAATGGAAATTCACCATAAAATGTAATACTTTTAAGTTTTATAGCTTTGTTAAATGCATCTTGTTCAATATTAATAATACTTTCTGGTATAATCACACTTTCCAATGATGTACAATCATAACATAAACGAACAGGTATATTAGTTATACTATTTGGAATAGTTAAACTAGTTAATTTAGATGAACTAAATGCACCTTGTCCGATAAAAGTAATACTATTTGGAATAGTTATTTCAGTTTTTTGTGCAAATTGAAATTCATATTCTATAATACTAGTAATATTATCTGAAATAGTAATACTAGTTCTTTCATCTGATGGATAAATAGAATAAACTCTATTTATCCCAGCACCTCCATATGAAGATGAAATAATTGGTTCATATTTACCAAGTTTATCATATTTATATATCTTATTTGGTTCAACTTGGTCAAATGTTCCATAATTACCTAAAAATAACTGTGCATTATTTTGAAATCCAAATGTATCATAATCGCCTTTAATTGCTAATTTAAAAGCCAAATTTAACCAGTTATTTTGTGGTTCATTTAAATTGGTTAAATCAATATATTTAAGATTAATAATTTTAGAGTTATTATCATACCAATTACCTCTATCAATGTATTGTTTAGATTTATATTCAAAATCTCTTATAGAAAGTTCAACTGGTGCAATAATAGAATAAACTCTATTTATCCAGGGACCTCCAAATGGCAATGTTTCTGTTGTATCATATTTTTTATATAAATCATATTTATATGTAATATTATTAATATTTGAACCATAATTACCAAGAAATAAATAATTATATTCTTGAAATCCTATTGTATCATAATTACCTCTAATAGCAAGTTCAATTGCATAACTTAACCATTTATTGCTTGGTAGCCAATCTAAACTTATAGGGACATCTGATGTTTGTGCTGATCTTCTAAAATAAGTTAACTGTTGAAAACTACTAGCAATAGTTCTACTTACCCCATCTTTAAAATCAACCCAATAACCTCTATCTATATATTGTATTGCTTTAGCTGAAAAAGATGAAGTAAAAATATTATCTTGTGGTATATGTAAAACAGGTTTAATAATAGAATAAACTCTATTAATCCATGTATATCCAAACAATGGAACCAATGTTCCATTTGGTAAAAGTTGTTCTTCTGCTAAAACACATGAATAGATATCATCATATTTATATATTTTATTTGGATTTATTTTATCGACTGAACCATAATTACCTAAAAATAAAGCAAAATTATTTTGAAAGCCAATTGTATCATAATTACCTTTAATTGCTAAATCAATTGCATAATTTAACCAGTCTTGCATTGGTATATTTAATTTAGGTAAATCTATAAATGTAGGCGCAATTGTTCTATTTATATTATCAGCCCAATCATACCAATAACCTCTATAAATATATTGGTTTGCTTTATAAGGTAAAGAACTAGATGTAGATGTATTAATGTTCATATATTATAATATAATATAATATAATATATGAACTTTAAAGATATAATATTATTTATATTAGTTTTAATAATTATATATTTATTATATAAAACAGAAAAAGCAGAACATTTTGATATGACAAATGATATTAAAACAGCAATAAATAATAAATTTAAAGTAGATTTACAACCAATGAGAGAATTAGCAGACTATTCAACAACATTATATAATTTTCAAGATACATTTAATTTACCAAGTAATATTACAAATATAGCAAGAAATTTAGTAATAGATCGTAATTTATTAGTTAATGGTAATGTTAAATTTACTAATAAAAATACAAATATACTTGAAATATTTCCTAAATATTCTATTATAGCATGGGCTAATAAAGATATACCAAAAGGATGGGCAATGTGTGATGGTTTAAATTATATATTGAATAATAATGGAATTGCAGAAATATCATTTGATACATCATTAAGATTAATTAATACACCTGACCTTAGAAGTAAATCAATACTTAAATATGAAGGACAACCTTCTTATATAATACGTTCTGGCTCAGAAAAAATTAAAATAAGATATGAGAATTTGCCCCGTCATTCTCATATATATAATATATATGGATCAACAATAGAAGGTTATGAAATGCTACTATCAACATATTCAAAAACAGAATATATACCAATTGGATATAAGAGTTCTTATCTAAGATATGATCCAGATACAAGAAAATCCTACAATCAACTTTTGAATACAGCATTGGCTAATCCTATATCTTTTGCAACAAAACAAGCCATATTTGATAAAAAACAAAACGGTGATACCTTAACTGATTTGGAAGAAATGTATATTAGAGGTATACGTATATTTGATAGGATATCAACAAAAACAGTTGGCAGTGATCAATATGAAAGTGTGATTGAGGATTCGATGGCACCATATTATTCTTTATATTATATAATGAAACTATAGAAATAATAGAAAATGATATAGATATACAAATGTTCATATTATTTATTATTCTTCAATTTGAGGATAGCTGCAAGTGAAAGGATAGAACTATCAAATAATCATAATGCGTCAACATGATTAGAATTTGTATGATATAGTTTATCTCATAAATATTAACGTCTATGCGATTAGAATTAGTATGAACTAATCATAGTACGTCATAAAAATATAGCGTAGCTATATTTTTATATAGACGCCAACATGATAGCAATATTCATTAATAAAAATTGAAATAATCGTAGTACGTTATAAATATTTTTCTAAAGAAAAATATTTATGTTAACGTCTACGCGATTAGAATTAGTATGTAATAAACTATATATTCGCTAAGCGAATATATAGTTTATCTCATAAAAATTGAAATAATTGTTGTGCGTCATAAAAATATAGCGTAGCTATATTTTTATATAGACGCCAACATGATAGCAATATTCATTAATATCTTAGACAAAGTCTAAGATATTAATAAAAATTGAAATAATTAAACTTAAAGAACAATTATCAATATAATGTAATGCCAAAAAAACATAAAGGAAACAATAATACTCGCCGTATGGCTCCAAAGAAGCTCCCTATTGAATATGCTGATAAATCCGTATTTCAAGAATATGGATATATATCAGATGTCCTAGGGAATTGTCATTTTAAAATTAAAAATATAGATGGTGATGAAAGAGTTGGCTCTTTATCTGGAACTGTTAAAAGGAATGGAAAAATTAAAATAGGAGATTTAGTATTAATTGAACCATTAACCGATAATCTGAATAGCAAATTTCAAGTTATCTTTAAATACACGCCCGAACAAAAAAAAATTCTTGAAAATGAAGGGCTTCTTATTAAAATAATAAATCCTGAAAATGAAAATAAAGAAAATATTAATCCAGATGATGCTAATGATAATGCTATGGCTTCTGCATTTGCTTTTGAAAGTCAGGCAAAAGAAGCTCAAATGGAAAAAGAAATGGAAATTATTAATGATTTGTTCGTTGATGGTATCTAATATTCATAATAATTATACGCAAAGCGTTATTTTATTTATATTCAATAATTGATTTATTAATTATATTTGTATACATATTATTAAGATGTTCATTTGATGTAATATTTTCTGGAACACCTATATTTTTTAAATAACCCAATCTAAATTTACTTATATAATTTGCATAATTTCTAATATATTCCATTGGTTTAATATTCATTTTTATAAAACGATTTATAGTTTTTCTGATTAAATCTTTTGGTTCTACCTTAAGATTTATAATTTTATGTTCTACATACCAAATACTCCATGCTAAACAATAACCACCAAAATCTCCCATTTTTTGGTTCATACTATTATTTTCATCTGATAATGTTTGAAAACCAGAAACTGGAAAATAACAATCAGGTCCACAATAACTCATCTTGCATTGTTTTGCTATTTTTTCTTTAAATATTTCATCCATTTGTCCATCTAATACAGTTGTATCTCCATATGGATCAAATCGTTGAATTTTATTTCTAGTAAAATCAAAAAACAGAAGTGCTGCATGTAAACCACCGTCAGGTAATCTTAAACTAATAAACGCAAATGATGCATCATATGTTGTTTTGTTTTTATTAATTAATTCTGTTAATTTTGGATGTATCCAATAATTTTTATCATCATTCCAAATAATTATCCATGGAAAATTATTATTAAAATTTAACATATTATCAGGTAATAACATATCATCATTCCAATCTGGTGTTACATCATCACCATGATAAATTGGCATATATAAACTAAAGGTGCTACCATTATTTTTATTATATTTTTGACTTAAATAAATACAAAAAATACCAATATCAGTAAATCTAGCTTGAAACATATTACTATGTGCGTATGGTGAATTAATTAAATTCACATTATCTTCATTAATAGTTTCTTTATCAATTTGTAAATTTGAAACATATTTTTTCCATTTTTTATCTTTAATCTCAGAATGATTTTTTGGTTTATTAGTAACAAATTTATGATATTTTTCAAAATTTAAATTAACAATATAATCAAATGGTGTTTTCTTATCCATATTAAGTCTTCCCCATAATTTATATTTATTTAAAATATTTTTTTCAATCTCATAATTACCCTTATGTTGTAGTCTTGCTTTTAATATAAAATGAGCAATATTATTTCCATACATATCAGTTTCATCATAATTATGATTTGTCATAATATTATCTAATATATATTTAGCCATTGTAAAATCATTTACCCTTATTCCTTGTTTATATGCAAGAACAAATATATGACTAGTGCTTATTGGACTATATTTATCTAATTCAATGCCTCTCTTATTAATAATATATTTAAGTAAATCCATATTTTCATTAATAACAATTGGGAATGATATATCATATCCCATCTCATCTGCATGTTTTAATATATTAGCATCTTTTTCAATCAATATATCTAATATTTTTTCAATCATATTATTTTTAAGATTAGTATTTAATAATAAATTAAAATGGTATGGTTGAGATAAATATGATTTATAATTGAAATCAATCTTATTAATAATACTATTAATTGTATTATATTTACCTTGAAGGAATAATAAATCCAGTGGTGTTATATGAGATGTTGAATAAGATTGATATAAATCTATCCAATCAATTTTATTATCAATATTATTAATAATTAAATCTAAATATTCATTATCATTTGGATTCATATAATGTAAAAATGTCATCCCTTTTTTATTTACTAATTTTATATCCTTTTTATATTTTTCTATTAAATAATTCAATATATTATACTTTTTTTCTCTTGCTGCTAACATTAAACCATTCAATCCATCATTATTAAATTTATAAATAGGATGGTTATACAATTTTAATCCTTTTAAATTATCTGTTAATATTAAATAATGAAATAAATAATTGCCATTCATAAGGGGTTTATTTAAACGATATTTTTTTAATCCAGATTTATTTTTAATATTTCCTATTTTCATTAAATCTATCATTATAATTATATTAATAAAGAAATAAAATACCAGAAAAATTGAATAATCTTTATATTAATAATATAATATAAAGATTATTATGAACATTAATCATGCTTCTGATAATAAATTTAATATTAAGACAGATAATGTATATTTAGAACAAGTAGCCATACAAATAAAATCTGAATTAGATAATATGTCTGTTTCAGATACTGGTGCAGATATTGGTTCCGATATTGATTCACATGCTTTAGATGATACGGATACATACTCAGGATCTGATACTGATTCATACTCTTTAGATGATGATACAGAATCCGATTCTAATACTGTTTCATACTCTTTATCTGATATTGATTCTGATACTGATATTAAAGAATATTATGCAGTAGATGCTACTGCTAATAAAAAACGGAAGGCGAAATACCAACTTCAACATAGTCATACAAAAAAAAATAACCGCATCTGCATTGAAAATGGTTGTAAGAAACAACCATACTTTAATATTGCAACAGAAAAGAAAGGTTTATATTGTGCTACTCATAAAAAAGAAAATATGATTAATATTCTAGATAAAAAATGTATTGAAGATGGTTGTAAGAAACAAGCATACTTTAATATTGTAACAGAAAAGAAAGGTTTATATTGTGCTACTCATAAAAAAGAAAATATGATTGATGTTAAACATCAAAAATGTATTGAAGATGGTTGTAAGAAACAGTCAAAGTTTAATATTGAAACAGAAAAGAAAGGTTTGTATTGTGCTACTCATAAAAAAGAAAATATGATTGATATTATACATAAAAAATGTATTGAAGTTGGTTGTAAGAAACAACCAACGTTTAATATTGAAACAGAAAAGAAAGGTTTATATTGTGCTGCACATAAAAAAGAAAATATGATTAATGTTATAAGTAAAAAATGTATTGAGAATGGTTGTAATAAATATCCAGTATTTAATATTGCAACAGAAAAGAAAGGTTTATATTGTGCTACTCATAAAAAAGAAAATATGATTAATATTCTAGATAAAAAATGTATTGAAGTTGGTTGTAAGAAACAACCAACGTTTAATATTGAAACAGAAAAGAAAGGTTTATATTGTGCTGCACATAAAAAAGAAAATATGATTAATATTAAAAGTAAAAAATGTATTGAGAATGGTTGTAATAAACAGGCATCATTTAATATTGCAACAGAAAAGACATATTTATATTGTTTTTATCATAAAAAACATGATATGGTAAATATTAAAAATAAAAATTGATTTATAATATATATAAAGTTATTTTATTATTATTTAATGGATACTGATTCAGATGACAATGAAATAATTTATGGTATTTCTAAATATAATAATAAAAGTGGAGTTATATGTTATATGAACTCTATATTAGCTGTTTTACAACAAACACCAATTCTAACAGATTATATACTCACTGCTCAATTTAAAGAAAAATTATTAGAAAAGCATCCTAATAAAAAAACATTAATTGATAGTGTATTATTTCAATTATATAATCTATTAAATATAAGTCACAGTTATGATAATTATAATATTAATCCTGATGCATTTAGAAAAGCAATTACTAAAAAAGATGAAATGTGGGGAGAACATCAACATCAAGATTCACAAGAATTTTTAACATTTCTTCTTAATAGTGTTGAGGAAGAAATAGCAGAAAAAGTAGAATATATTCCTGGAAGAAATATAAATCCTGAAAAGATTATTTCAGTTGAACAAAATTTAATTAATATTATGGCTACTAATTGTTGGCAAAAATATCTTAAAAATGAATATTCTATTATTAAAAATTTATTTGGTGGAACAACTCATGTTAGTATTACGTGTATCTATTGTGGAAATAAATCTCATAATTTTGATATTTTTCAAGTATTACAATTAAGTATTTCTAATGATAATAAATCATTAGAAGATTGTTTGGATGATTATATTAAAGAAGAAAAAATGGATAAAGATAATATGATTAAATGTAATTTTTGTGGACGACGTAATAAATCTACTAAACAAACTATGATATGGAATGCACCTAAAATTTTAATCATCCAATTAAAAAGATTTCGAGTTAATAATTATGGGGTTATAACTGAAAAAATTAGTAATATGATTGATTATCCTATTACTGATTTAGATATTTCTAAATATATGAATAATATGAATATTAAGAATATTAATAATAATAATTATAATTTATATGCTGTTAATAATCATCATAGTATTGGTAGTTTTAATTCAATTAACTTTGGACATTATACTACTAATGTAATTAATAGATATGATAATAAATGGTATAAATTTGATGATTCTAACTCATTGGTTGAGATTACAGATGAACAAAAATTAATTAGTAAAAATGCATATATGCTTTTCTATTATAGAAATGATTAATAATTACATATTAATTTCATTTATTAAATTTCATTTATTTTAATAAATAAAATTAATATATTATTAATAAATAACTTTCTAATAATATTATTTTTAAATCCATCAATATTATAATTAAATGGTAATTTTAAAACAATTAATCTGTCTTTTGGTAAAGTTAATATAAATTCTTCTAATTTATAATTAGATAAATGTAATTCTACATTTGATTGTTTTTTATAATCAGGTCCTCCCCATGGTGGATCAATAAAATATACATCAAAATTAGAATAATTATTATTAGCATAATTTAATGTTGAATCACCACATATTAATTCATAATTATTATATTCATATTTACTCAAGTTTTCTTTTAATAATTTAAATCTAGTTTTATCCATTTCAATTCCAGTGGCATTTGAAAAATATTTTATAAATGATATCATATTACCACCACAACCAGCGGTCATATCAACAATATGTAAATTATTATTATTTGTTATTTCAATAATTGTTTCTGATATTAAATCAGCTTCTTTGGGATGAGTTATTGAATATAATCCTTCTTCGTCGCATTTTAAACCATTATAATTTCCATTTGATGGTTCTGGAAATACTTTTTTTAGTATATTTATATTACTATGAATATTACTATGTATATTATGTGATGTCATTATTAATATAACTAGTATTCTCTTTTATATTGATTAATTTGAAAATTTAAAAAATAAACATTCTTTCGCGATCACAATGTTAATTTAAAAAAATTTGATTATTTTAATATATAAAAATATATATTTATAATTAATAATAATGATATTACAAAATAATCAAATAATAATAACACAATTTGAACGTTTAATTGCATTCATTAGAGAAGAGGCTGATATATTCCAACAAGAAAAAGATTTAAAAAAAGTTCAAATTAATAAATTTAGAATGAAACAATTAAGTGTTGTATTAAGTATTCTTAAAAAATATCCAAAAGAAATAACAATTGATAATTTAGAAGAATTGAAAGATATTGGTGGGATTGGTAAGGGGAGTTTAGAAAGAATTAAAGAAATTTTAACAACAGGAACATTAAAAGAATTAGGTAATTTTGTTGATGCTAAAAAAGATAAAAGAACTGCTATTGAAAATTTAGAAGAAATTATAGGTGTTGGTCGTGCAAAAGCATTAGAATTAGTTGATAAAGGAATTACAACAGTAGATATATTGAAAGAAAAAATTAAAAATAAAGAAATAGAAGTTAATGATAAAATTTTACTTGGATTAAAATATTATGGTAAATATAAAATGAATATTCCTCGAAGTGAAATGGACCAATATAATGAATTATTAAAACATATGGTAAAAAAAGTAAATAAAACATTAGGTTTAACTGAAAAGAATGAATATATTTTAGAATTATGTGGTTCATATAGGCGCCAAAAATTATTTAGTAATGATATAGATGTTCTAATTAGTAAAAAAGATACAACTATGGAATCAAAAACACAAAATCATTTAGAAAGATTTGTTAATAAACTTAAAAAACCAATGAAACATAATGATAATAAACCATTAATTATTGATAGTATGACTGATAAAAAAATTAGCACAAAATTTATGGGATTTTCAAAATTATTAGCTAATCCTTCTCGTAGAATAGATATAAGATTTATTAATTATGAAAGTTATCCATCTGCTCTACTTTATTTTACAGGTAGCAAAACTACTAACACAATACTTAGAAATATTGCTAAAAAGAAAGGATATAAGTTATCAGAATATGGATTATTTGATAAAGATGGTAAATCAATAAATGTTAATAGTGAAAGAGATATATTTCATAAACTAAATATGGAATATTTAACTCCACAATTGAGGTAATATATAAACATATATTTAATAAATTAATATATGACGATTCCAATTTCAAGTATTATTTATAATAATCTAGGTGAATGGACTACTATTAGAGATAAATTATATAATACTATTCATAATAGTATTATAAGATGTATAGTTGATAATAAGGAAGAATATAATCAAATGATATTATTAGGATTAACTGAAAATCAACGATTATATTTAATGGGAGTATTAGAAAGAGAACTATATAATATCACGGAAAATAATGAATGGGCTGAAAATACAACTTTTAATTTAATATATGGAATTCAAGGATTTCTCCAAGGTTTTATTAAAACTAATAGATGGAAATATATTTTTAAATCATTAGAACCAATTGATTTAGCTAATATATTATATGAAAATATAATATGGCAATTAGATGATGATTTGCATTCTCCATGTTTATTAGAGGATGTTCCTAAATATAAATGCAATAAATGTAATATTATAGTTGATTTTTTATTAAATAATAATATTTGTGATAATTGTGTTATGTGATATTAAAAATTGATTCTATCAATTTTGAATATTCGCTAACATCTTTGGGATTTTTGTTCAAAAATAATATTTTTGAACAAAAATCCCAAATATTAATAATAATAATTATATTATAAGTATTATTAATGATAAATTTAAAGGAAATCATTAATAAATGCAATAAATACCATTATATTAAAATTAATATAAATAAACAAATCAAAGGTTACAAATCATTTCCTAAAAAACAAACAATTAGTATAACAAATAAAGAAAAATTAGTATTAATTAAATTAAAAACATTATCAAAAAAATTGTATAATAAAGAAAAAAAATCACCCATAAAAGTATCAGGAGGACCATTATATGCTGAAGTTAATGTTTATTCTATATTTGATGGAAAAACAATTAAAGAAAAAAAAAAATTTAAAAATAAAGTATATTTTACAAAAAAATATATTAAAAAAATATTAGAAAAAGATTTTTGTAAAATTATTAAAAAAGATATATTAAAAATTTGTAATAATTATATTAATGATAAGTTAAATCAAGGATTAATTGCAATAAATACCATAGATAAAATATTCTAACTCATGATAATATGGAAGGTATTACAATTATTATATTGATTATAGTTCTTTTTTATAGTATTATAACGGTTGCATCATCTGCTATTGGATTACAAGCATATATTAAAAATGAAGAATATAAAGATGATAATAAAAAAAAATTTTATTTTTTAATTGCTTCAACAATACTAGGTTCAATTGGCATTATAGCTGTTTTAATCAGTTTAATTGTTAATTCACAAATAAAAACAAATAACACAACTACATCTATGCCTCCATCTGAACTTGTGCTTTAATTAAAATAGCAATTAAAATAGCAATTATAATATATATTTCTCATTAAAAAATTATATAAAAATTATATTATAATAATTATTTTCTAATAATTATTATATGACATTTAAATATTTAAATAAACATACTGTTTTTTATATTGTTGCTATAATTTTTAGCATATTTACAATAGCATCCTCCTCAATAGGCATTAAAGCTTTAAATGAAAAAGACGATAAGTCAACTAAAGAAATGGATAATCGTGGTTTTACAATTTTTAGTCTCATAGCATCTGTAGCATTTATGGTTTATTCTATAGTAATGCTAATTGTAACCATTATGTAAATAAAATAAACTTCTGAATGAATTTCAAATTAATTTTAAATTAATTTTAATAGTTTAAGATTTTTAATTATTCAAATCAAATATTATTTAATAAAAATATATAATATATTATATATTATATGAAGATAGGAAATTTAATAAGATTCTGGGAAATAGATTATTCTAAATTAGAATCAGCTGAATTTATTATTTTAATTGTAGTTACAATAGTGTGTATTTGTTCATTTATATCATCTATTATAGGTATTAAAAATATAAATGATTTACCTGAATACAAAAAAGAACAAGCAAAATCAAATGAAGGATTTTTAATTTTAAATTTAATTCTAAGTATTTTAGGTAGTATAGGTTGTGCTATATTAATTATAATGATAGGCGCACATTATGTTAAAAATAGAAAATAAATAATAATTTATTAGATTAATATATAATAAAAAATATATATTATATTATATATTATATGACTTTATTAAATAAAGAGAATTTAAAATTAATCCATAAAATCCCTGGAGTATTATTAGTAGCAATGATAATATTAATGATTCTGTCAATCGCAGAATCTTCTATAGGTATTAAAAATTTTAATAAACTTCCTGAATATAAAGAAAAAAATAAATCAAATTCAAACTACTTAATATTTAATCTAAGTATTAATATTTTAATAACTATTATAATAATTATTTTCATTATATATAAAATAATAAATTAATATAATAAATTATTATCTATTATTAATATATAATGAAAAACAACAATATAATTGATATATTAATTGCAATTGGTCTTACATTTATAGCAGTCTCCCATGTAGCATCAACTGCTATAAGTATGAAGACTATATATGATAATGATACAATTAAGAAAGAAAATAAAGAGGTGTCTGCTTTTCTTTTCTTTAGTATAATTACACATGGTATTATACTATTTATAATACTTGTATTGTCTTTCATATTGTTTTATAAAATCATAAAACAAAAAAGTTAGACTACTGTTAAGTGCTTAATATAACCACTTTTCATTAGCGTCAACGTGTAAAATGTAAAAATCATATCCTTTCACTTGATATCCATGAACATAATTTACTTAACAATATTAATATAATGAAATTTTTCACAATCTTTGGGATCATTATATAAACATTTCGCTCGTAATTCTCCTTCCATATGTCCTATAACAAAGGAAAGAGTATTAATAGTTTTTAAAATTTCTTTATTATGTAATATAAGTGCATCATTTTTATAATTATTTTCAATATAAGAAATTAATGATATTACATCATGCGATACCATATTATGAACATAATGATCTTGATAACATTGATTTGTTTTTTTACTAAAATTATAATTATAAGCACATTCCTCCTTATAATTACAAAATTTATATGAACATCTTATAATATTACTATTTTTTGTATTAAAATTTTTATTAATATTAACAGGTTGTTGTTTTATTCTTATTCTTAAAATTTCACTTAATTTATATAAATATTTAAGACATGTTATAATAAAAATAAATTCTAATTTATTATTTTGCAATGAATATTTTGAAATTAATTTAACAATCTCTACTTCTTTTTGAAGTATTTCAAGTGAATTTTTATCACTATACAATTTATTTATATCTTCTTTTTCATATGTATTTTTTATTTCATTTATTTTTGTTACAAAATCTACTTCCATTTCTTCAATTTTAACATCTATATTATTTATAAATTTATTTGTATTTGTTAATGTATCAATATCAGTTGTTATATTTAAACATGTCTTATTAAAAAAATTGTCAAGCCAATCTATTTGTTCCATTAATATAATATAAATATTAATCTTTATAATATTATAATGAATACTGATAGAATTAAAAATATTAATGATTTTGTAGATAATATTATTAATCAAGATGAATGGGAAATTAATTATAATAAACGATTTGATGAACTTATTAATAAATATAGTAATGAGCTTGAATATTATAATTATATTAAAAAAGACCAAATTAATAAATTAGTAATAGGATGTTATATTAAATATATTAATATGGATGATATATTATTATATGGAGGTGCTTTGATGAAAATTGATAGTGATTATTTATATATGAAAAAAGATGAAATGATTATGAAAATTAATAAGTTTAAAAATATTATATTTTATAGAAAACATCGAACACGAGAAGATAAAACTAGAGAAATTTTTATTACAAGCTTGGATAAATATGGATAATTATAAATCTAATTAATATTATATAATATAATATGATGTTTGGGGAAGACACCATACAACTAGATAATAAAAATGGACAAACAGAATCAATATATTTTAAATATTTAAAATATAAAAATAAATATATTGCTCTACAAAAAAAATTAATAGAGGGTACTACTCATGCACAATCTATATCAATAAATATTGATAGATGGAGAAAAGAATTAAATGAATCACAAAAAATATTAACTGCTAATCAGAATATGTTAGATATATTAAATGATAAAAATATAGTATTAAGCGAAAAACTTACATTATTAAATAACTCATCTATGATTTTAAATTTTGCTTTTTATTATTATTTAACTCTTAAAAACAAAATTAAATTAATTATTTTAAATTACAATCCAGGAAAAGGAAATCTTACAAATATACCTATTTATCCACAGTTCACAATTCCACCAGATAAAATAGGTACTCCAGAACAACGTAAAGAATTAAATGAGGTTATTAAAGTTATACTAACATTTTATAATGAAAAAGATACTAGTGATATTGATAATAAAATTGAAGAATATTTATCTAAATTAACAGAAGAAAATAAAATAAAATTAGACACAATAGTAAAAGGTATTATACGTTCATATACATATTTAGATAAACAGCCGCCTATAAAGGATGAACAAGCAATAGAAGATTTTATTATTCCTAATATAAAATCTAGTATCGATTATTATTTAAAAAAAATAATTACATTAAGAACTAATTTAGACAATCCATCAAAGGCAATACTGCCTGATGGCAATCTTGACGCTAATATAACCTTTGGTTGAGCCGGGGTCTTAAGATTTACACGTTGACGCTAATGAAAATTTCTTAATTTAAGGGGGCCTTAAATTAAGCACTTTACGGTACCTTATTATTCAGAATAATTCATAATTTATATTGTTCTAAATATATTTTATATATAATAGTAATATGAATAATTTTATAGCAACTAAAAGATTAACATCTGATACAGAATATAAAAAAAAAGGTAAAAGTTTACAACAAACATTATCCCCTAATGAAATTAAAGAAAAATTAGAAGAATATGTCAAATTAGAAACAATAGATGAAGCTCCTCTTAATAGTCATATTAGATATTTTACTATTGATAAAAAAACTAATAAAAAACAATTTAGATTGGGTGGATTTTTAACAAAGATAGATACTAATTATGTTGTTTTATCGAATGGTAGATTAAGTTGGTCAGTACAAAAAAATAATACTGATTTTTTTAAAAAAATGTCTTATACTGAATTAAAAGACGAATTAATTGATAAAATTTCAAATAAATTTGAAAAAAAAATAATTTCTTTAGAAAAAGAAAATAATGCATTAAAAACTACTTTGAAAGATATTAAAAGAACAATTAAAAAATAATATTATTATAAAAATAATATAATAATAATATAAAAATATTATTATTATAATATTATTTCTACATATTATATATAATAATGGCTCAATCATTTAAAGGATCAAGAACTCTCAAAAAAGGCAGCAAGAAAGGAAGTAAGAAAGGCAGCAAGAAAGGAAGCAAAAAGCATGGTGCTATCGATTTCTCCAATATTTTAAATGATATGGATGATGCTCCAATGCAAACTCAATCAAATATGTCTCAAGGAGGTATACAACAAGGCATGTCCAACATGGGTATGCAACAAGGAATGGCCAACATGGGTATGCAACAAGGAATGGCCGGTATGAATGGTATGAATGGCATGAATGGTATGAATGGCATGAATGGTATGGATATGCAACAAGGTATGGCTGGCATGGGTATGGGTGCTGGCATGGGCATGGGTGCTGGCATGGGCATGGGTGCTGGCATGGGCATGGGTGCTGGCATGGGTATGGATATGGCAATGATGTCCCAAGGGGGTAATATGGGATTACCTCAAATGATGATGGGTGCTAATGAACAAAATATTGATCCTCTTCATCTTCAAAGCTTTGTTCCCCAAAATGAAAATATTAATATAAATAACTATGGCGTTAATCCTAATCAATTAAAACAAAGTTCACAAATGGGGGGCGCTAACAACAATTTTGCTGGATATGATAAATGGGTAAATTTCTGGGCAAATTCTAATTAAATTTAATTATATTAAATATTAATAATAATATTAATATTTAATAATTATTATTCATATAATTTAAATATTGGAATATTAATAACTTTATCCATTATATAAACATCTTTATCTAATTTCAAATAATTTCCACTATTATCCTTACCTACTTTACCTATTGGATAATCTAATTCATTATCATATACTACTCCCGATTTTTCATAAAACCATGCATTAATTTCTTCTGAATAATTATTATCATCTATTTTTTTAACTACTTTTATTTTTCTAACTTTTATTCTCTTTTTAATTGAATCAATTGCATTTAATCCATTGTCCATCATACCATCTATTTCAATATCAGGATTATATGCTGGTCCAACATTTTTATCAAATAATGCATCTTCATTAAACTTAAAGCAACTATATTTAGAACCCATCATATTATGAGCCTTAAAAAGTTCACAATCAATTGCGGCTTCTTTAATTGCTTCAATAAATGATATTAATAAATTATTCTTTCTTCTTGATATATTTTCCATCATTTCATCTGATGTTTCAGTTTTAATAACAATTAATTTATTATTTTTATTTTCATATGGAGAATTACTATCTTTTGATTTTATACTTTTTTTCATTGATGCTATATCTCTTACCATTTTATATCTAAATACATCAACTGTTCTTTCTTTCATTGGTAATTCTTTATGATGACATTGACGAACTGCACGACCAATTACTTGTTCTATACGAACTTCATTCCAATATGGTTCTAAGATATGAACTTGACGACAGTTATTTAAATTGATACCTTCAGCTCCTGCAGGTGATATCATAATAATCTTAATAACATCTCCAATTTTATTATCTTTAATATTAAATAATTTTTTATTTTTTTCTCTCAAATCTTTATCAATACCACCATGAAATTCCATAAATCTCAAACCTGTTTTTGATGTTTTTTTAGATGGTTCATTATTATTAAATTCTTTATCATCATCAATACTTATAAATCCAAAAAATGATAAATATACTTTAAATATCTGTAGACCTTCCATTTCTACATAATTACTATATACTAAAGATGATCCTGGAGATTTTAATATATTAAAAATTATATTTAACATCTTTGGACCATGATTGTAGAAAGCTTCAAATAATTTAGATACTTTATTACCATCGGTATAACCATCATTAATGGTTGAATTTATCATTTTATTAAAACTACTATCATACTTATCAAAAAAGTTTTTAATATCTGTTTGTAATGTATGATTATTCTCTTTATCTTGTCTATGAAGATCTTTAAAATAATTTATTGTTGCATTCACAAATTCTCTACATTTGCTAACATACATTGCAATAACTTCAGATGATCTTTTCATATTCTTAATTTTATCTACTTTCTTACCTTCATCTATAAGCACGGCATCTTTATCCTCTATTTTAAACATACCAGGACGTGGACGCTTTTCACCATTAATAGTTCCGCTAATATTTGGAAATACAAAATTACAAGCCTGGCGTGTATAAGAAGCATAAGTTGACATATCATCTCCTCCTAATTTGCCTCTTGAAAATTTCTTCCTCATTTTTTCTTTTTGTTGTTCAATTTCTTCAAGATAATTATAAACTTCCATTTGATATGGACCCATATTTAATTCTTTATAATGTGTTGTTTTTTGAGCGAATTTATCAGGTGTTGAACCAATATAATAACTGGTTAAACCCATAATTCTTCTTTGAAATTGATTTTTTTTATTTTCATTTAAACTTTCAAAATTAGCTGATGAAATATATAATTGATTAAAAATAGCCTCACTTGTTGGAAATGTTTCAGGTCTTAATAAATTAAATATTAATGCAAATTCAAATGGATTATTAACAGCGGGTGTGCCTGATAATAATATTACACGAGTTTTATTATTATCTTTCTTTTCTTGTTGGATATAATCGTAAATTACTTGAGCGCGTTTACCTTTTTTAGAACTAATATTATTATAAACATTACGGATGAAATTATGAGCTTCATCAACAATGAAGATTGATTCACGACTACTATCTGATTTTTTAACAGTTTCTAAAAAATCTCTATCAGCAAAAGGTGAATCATAATGAATAAATTTAATATTAGCCATTTTAGCATCTTTGTCCTGATTACCAATCCAATCATTTAAATCTTTTAACCATGGATCATTTTTTAAAGATGCTTTAATTAATAAAAATACATTCCATTTTGGAGTATAATTATATAAGACATTATAAATATTAATAGCACTAACAGTTTTACCTGAACCTAAACCATGATAAATTAACATATCCCTAAATGGTGATCTATAATTTAAGAATTGACCTAAAAATTTTTGATATACCGTCAGCTCCTTAACTAATTGTTCATTACATGGGTCATCACCTTCTTTTCTTAATATTTCCGGAATTTCATAATTTTTAAAGTTTAATAATAACCAAGATGGAAATAATCTACCATTAATTTCAAGGTTAATATTATATTCTCTTCCTTCCTTTGGTTCTTTAGCCTCCCGGCCTTCTCTTCCTTCTCTTGGTTCCCTTGGTTCCCTTGGTTCCCTTGGTTCCCTTGGTTCCCTTGGTTCCCTTGGTTCTCTAAATTCTCTCATTTCTTTTGACATTATAATAATCATAGATTATAATCATAGATTATTAATATAAAATAAATTATTATTATTTTATACAGTTATATCATTTTTTGAACTAAATTCAATATTAATAGTCATCTTGTTTCCATAATTATAAATAATTAATTTTGCTTCCTCTTTTTTATAATCTTTATAATTTTTAAATTTCTTTTTACTCATAATATTATCAGTAAATGGTGTTTCTTCGTCTTCTAATCTATTTAATAAATCCAATAATTTTTGTTGTAAGGGAATTGGAATAAATTTTTTATATTCAAAAAAATTTGTTTTAATAATTTCTACATGAGTATCTATTAATTTATCCAAAATATCATCTTTATATCCAGCAATATAGATAGAACCATTAAAAATATATGCATAATCATCATTTAGATCAGTAATAATTATATTATGTAATTCAGGTTTTTTATCATTTAGATGAGTAAATGCAATTGATTCAGTTAATGCACCATATTTTTTATTTGCTATTTTTAAAAAATCATCTTTTGATATAGGTATACCATCTTCATTTCCAAATTTTATAATATTAATGGTGCCATTATTAATATTATTATTAATATTATTAATTGTTCCATTATTAATATTTAATTTACTATTTAATTGTTTTGATAATAAGGTAATTGTGTCTGTTAAAACTGAAACTGTGTTTTTTAATTCTAAAATATTATCAATTTCTTTAATTTGTATTTGTTTATTTTTGCATCTTTTACTATGATTATATTTTGATTGACTTGATGCAAATAAATTATTACATATTAAACACTTATATTTTTTTTTTATTTTAGAATTTTCAATTTTATCTAATTCATATTCTTCATTATGTTTTTGTTTATAATGAAGAACTCTTGCTGAATTTGATTTATATATTTTATCGCAATATTTACAATTAAAATCAATATCCATTAATATATATATTAATTTGTATTTAAATATTATGCATATTTATATAACTATTCAATAATCATATAAATATATATTCAATAATATTATATTATAACTAAAATACATGTAAAATATTATATATCATATATTTTAATTCAATTATATACACTTTTAAATTTTGATAGTCTAAAAAAAGTATTTTATAAAATGGATTTCATACAACAGACTTTTAAATAATATAAATTATTCCATTTAATATTATATTATTTTATATCAACATTATTAACTTTTAAAATAATAGTTTTTTGTATAATTACATATAACTATATAATATTATATATTACTTTATATGTAATTAGTTCTATATATATAGTTAAAAATGTTGTTATTTTTTTTAACTTATAATTAATTTCATATGTTTTCATAAATAATATAAATTAATAGTATTTTTTAATAACCCGGAAATCCCCCTTGTGACTATCACATAAATCAACAAATATGTGATTTTTAGTATATGTTGTTTCAACAAGTTCAATACTTTGAAGTTTAATTTTTTTAAAACTAGTCATTAAATAATAAAAAGCTCTCAAAATTTCACCGCTCATATAATCTATTTGTGAAGCAGTCGATGAACATCCTACACAAACAAGAACATGAGATCCGTGCATCTGATATCGAAAAAATGATATAAAATCAGTACCATTCTTACAGTGGTATATTGTTTCAGAACCATTCTTATACTTTATATCAAAAAATATATTAATGTTCTTTTTTTCACTTCTCGGGGTTTCATCTAATCTCTTGCATTCTTTAATAAAGTCATTACCCATTTCAAATAGTTTTTTTCCAATAATAATATCATATAATTTAATGCGTGTCAAATATGTAAATATAAATGCGTTAGTGAACAATTTAGTATCAATATAGTATTTAATATACTCATCAACAACTGAACCAACTTTAACATCATCAACAAGCTTATTTTTAAATATCTGTTTGATAGGAATATGTGCCAAAACGAGGACTTTTATTTCAGTAGGCAAATTCTTAAACTCGTTAAAGGTTATATCGATAGGACCACTTTGAGCCATATTATTTATTTAACATTTATTATTATAAATTTATTTCAATTTTTATAAAGCCATAAAGTTAATCCGTTATCATAGCTACGCATCAATTTTTATTTAATAAAAATAGTAAAAACCATAGGTTCTCATTATAAACCAGATATTATTATTATAATCTTCAATTGTTCTAATTATAACTAATTACAAAATCATAATATAAAAGGTTTTCAAAAAATGGAAACTTAATTTTGTATTTATTTAATGAATTAGATATATTAATATTAACATCTTCTCCATCAACAATACAATAATTATTTAAATCAATAGTAAAATCATTAAATGTAATAGATGAATTTGATAATTTAGATTTAGCATTTATTGAAAATTCAAAAAATAAATCATTATTGAAACTTTCAAAGTCCCAATTATTAATAAACATGGATACATATAATTTATTATTATCATATTTAACAACTCTCTTTATATCATTCATAAATATAGTATTATTTGATGACATTTCATGAAGAAAATTAATATTTAATTTATCTTTCTTAATCTTAGATGATATATAATTAATAGAATAATCCATTCCAGTATTAAATTTCTCAAAATATAATTTATTATAATTTGTATTTGTTTCTTTTAATAATTCATAATTAATATTATATTTGTTATCCAATATAATTCCAGTATTAGTAATATCAACTATAAAATTATCATTAATTAATTTATAACCCGAAATAGCCGATGTTAATGTTATTAAAGCAAATAAAAATAATATCATTACTATTAATGATATTATTTCTCTAAATTATTTATTAAATAAAAGATTTATAATGCCATAAAAATTGATTTAATTATTAATTATTAATAAATATTTAATAATTAAATGGAAGAGTTAGAATATCAACCTATAATTGCAAATAAAACTGTTGGGATAGATTTTGGGCAAAAAATTTATTCATTTGATAAATATGATGTTTATTGTATTACTAATGTTTATAAATTTTTGAAAGATGTTAAAATTTGGAAAGGTTTGAGAACAAAAAATGGGATTTATTCTACTATGAATAGAGAAGTAAATGAACTTAAAGTAGATGAAATTTTTGAAAGTATTATGAATGATACATTAGCTCCATCTGTTATTCATGTATCTGAAATTTATGATACTAATGAAAAAAAAACAATTTTAAGATGTTGGGAAGGGCAGCATAGATGGCATGCATTAAAGAAATTTTATAGAATGAAACATAATAAAAATATTAATCATCTATTTTTATGTTATATTTATAAAAATGATACTGATGATAATATTAAAATTAAATTTAAAAATTTTAATAAATTAACACCAGTTCCAGTTGATGAGGATGATGATACAGAAATTAAATTAAAAAGAATAGAATTAGTTAAATATATAATTGATTATATTAAGAAAACATGGAGTGATTTACAATCAACATCGAATAATCCCCATAAACCAAATTATAATGTTGATAATTTATATAATCAAATAAATAATTATATAAAAGAACATAAATTAGAAAATATTTGTCATCAATATTTTGAAAATAAAATGATAGAACATAATGAAAAATTAAAAAATCATTATGATAATAAATATAAAAATAAAGTTCAGCCTAATTATATAATAAAAGCAATTCAATATAATTGTTTCTTATTTGTAGAAAAAGATTTTACTATGAGTATGGAAATGAGTGATTAATTTTGAATATTTTAATTGGCATATTTATAAGTTATACTAATATACAGTCAAATGCTTACAGAAAATCAATCATCTTTATTATTACCGTCAAGTGCCAATCATAACCTTTGGTTGTGACCCAGGGGGTCTTAAGATTTACACGTTGACGCTAATGAAAATTTCTTAATTTACGGTACAAAGATATTCAACAAGAACATAATGCTTTAGAATATCAAATAGCCGGATTGTTATAACTCACCGTTAGAATTATTAAATTTAAATTGTGGTTTCTTTCCGGGTTGCCCGGTTGGTTTATATAAAAATTTAGCTAATTTACCTTGATCACGTTTTTTATTAGCTACCAAGAATGATTCTCTTAATAAATCTTTTGGTTCTCCAATACAACTCATTGTAAATTCTTGAAATATAGTTTTATCTAATACTGTTTTATGAGTATTTTCAAGATATTTATCACGCGCTTTCATCATTCTAATTAACATACTTCCATAAGCATTCATATCATTTTGTGTATTGCTATGTGTATTATTATTATATTTTATTTTATTTATATTATATTGAATTAAATTATACATAAATATTAATTGATATGTTCCAAAATATGTTTTCTTTTTCTCTGATTTTCTATAAACAATACATCTTTCATTTGATGCATATACTCTCAATATAAGATTATCATTTATATAAAATTCAGTTGATTTATCTAAGAATTGAAAAAATGGAGCGTATTTTTTAAGTTTTATATTTGGATATTGTTTTTTCATTATATTTTGAATTTGTTCTATATCATTATTATAATCAGTTGATATAACTTGATAATAACTACAATCAATTAAATATGTTTCAGGTGCTTTAGCTATTTTCATTAATTGATTAAATGCATAATGTCCCACTACTATTAATTTTCTATTAGAATCTTTGGTTATAATTATATTATGTCTTATAAAATGTAATATATTATGACCTTTTGGGTCAATATGACTCTTCGGGTCAATTTGAACTTTATAATATAACATATCTTCATTTAATGGATAATAATACATTAATTTATTAAATCTAGTGAATGTTTTTGTTAATCTAAAATAACTTGTCATTGGGTCACTATATACACGATATGCATCAATTAACATAAAATGCGGATGTGTAAATATTAACCCATCTATTTCTTTCTTTGGACAGTTTTTATAAATAATTTCAGGCATATAGGTAATATCGCAATAATTTATAAAATTTACAAATATTTTATAAGTTTCTGGATGAACTCCTTCTTTTCCATCAATATATTTATATTTTTTTTTATGTAATAAATCAGCTAAATCAATCGTATCGCCTATTGGATCCGGTGAATAGAATTCTATATCAGATAAATCAGTTTCTTTATAAAAACCTTCATTTTTATTTTTAATTTTTATTAATTCATTTTGAGCATATCCACCATAAATTATTCTTTTTCTCTCTTTAATAAAATTTAATATATCCGCATTTATATTTTTTATTTCATGAATAGTTGGTTCATATGTATTTAAATAAATTTGTTTTGCTTTATCCTCTAAACTAGATAAATTCTTTAAAATCATTTCTTCATCAACATGTCTATACATTATAAATATTATAGAATAATAATTATAGAATAATAATTATAGAATAATAATTATAGAATAATAATTATAGAATAATAATTATAGAATAATAATAAAAGATTTTTAGTTAAAAAGCTTGTCAAAATTAGTTGTCATATTTTTTGGTGTATATAATTCATAAAAGTTCTCCCAGCAAAGTTTATTTTCTTTTTCTAAACCTTCCATTAAAGTATATTTATCAACAAACATTTCAGGGATTATAAAATTTTCATTTGTTTCTTTTATTTTTTTAAATTTATTATATAAATCTAAATCAACATCATATACTCTTTTTTTCTCTTCTATCTTTTCCTTCTTCTTTTTTAATTCATTAATTTCATTTCTAATATCATTAATAACCTGTGGTTTATTATTAATATCATTAATAACTTTTGGTTTAATATTATTATCTGTATCTGTTGTATTATTATCAGTAAATTCTTCTAATAATATATTATTAATATTATTATCATCTTCTTCATGATATTCTCCAGAAGTAATACTATTAATATGATAACTTTTTATTTCTAAATTTTTTTTCTCAGCAAAATGATTATTAATTAAACCATCGACCATAATTGTGCATTTTTGATAGTCAGCAAAAAGTCCTACTAGTTTATTTTTGTTTAGAATAGCGTGTAGCATTAAATATTAATAATTATAATGTTTTAAATAAATTATTAAATTAATTTTTCTGATACTATAAAAAGATATTATAATATATAATAATGAAAATAATTGCATTTAATGTTAATAGTCTAAGAAATATTATTAAAAAAAATGATTTAATTGATATGATTAATGATGAAAATCCAACTATTTTATGTATGAGTGAAACTAAATTAAGTTGTCCGATAATTGATACACAAAAATTAATGGAAGAAAAAGTTAAAGGTTACAAGTATAGATATTATAGCACATGCTCTGAAATGGGTGGTTATGCAGGAACTGCCATATATAGTAAAAAAGAACCTAAAAATGTTATTTATGGATTAATTGACAAAAATAATAATATTGATAATGAAGGTCGTGTTATAACATTAGAATTTAAAAAATTCTTTTTAATACATGTTTATACACCAAATTCAGGGGTAGCCTTACAAAGATTACATTATAGAACAACTGTTTGGGATAGTGCTTTTAAAAAATGGTTAATTCATCTTCAAAAAACTAAACCAATAATAGTATGTGGTGATTTAAATGTTGCAAATGAAGATATAGATTTAAAAAATCCAAAAAGTAATCATAAAACACCTGGTTTTACTAATGAGGAAAGAGATAGTTTTAAAAAAATATTAGAAGATGTAGAATTAATAGACACATATCGCTATAAATATCCAATTAAACAAGAATATAGTTATTGGTCTTATCGTATGAATTCTAGAGCAAAAAATGTTGGTTGGAGAATTGATTATTTTTTAGTATCTAAAAAAATTATTAATAAAGTTAAAAAATCTAAAATACTAACAGATGTTATGGGAAGCGATCATGCTCCAATAAAACTTAATATAACATTCAAAGAAATATGAAAACTAGTTTTCAATTTCTTTGAAAATTGTTTATAATTAAAAATTTTATAAATTTTTGAAGATATTAACGAAGATAGAAAATTTATTAAATTTATAAAAATTGATAATTTAAATTTTTAATATAAAGAATACTTAGTAATTAATATTAAATGGAAGCTTTACAGAACAATATAAAATGTATTTATTATAAGAATTTAGAAACATATGCTAAGAAACATAAAATTGAAATTGATTTACCTGAATATAAAAAAATTAAAGATACATCGCCAATTGAAGATAATACTGAAATTAACACAGAACCTAATACTGAGACTGAAGGATTGTATTCAGAAGATTTTGTATATAAGAAACCATGGAATAAAATGAATATTATACATAAAAAACTTAAAATGGAAGAATTTGTAAATACTTTATCAATTGATGATGTGGATATTAAAAAACATTTGAAAACACAATTAGTAACTATGCTTAAAAATAAACAATTAACAAAGAAAAATGAAGTTGAGTATGATGCAACTAACGGACGTATTGTATCTATTCCTGCATTAAAATTTAAAAATAATAAATATAATATTGATGCTTAATATTAATGCTTAATATTAAAACTTTTCATTTCCAATTAATTATTTTAGTTTAAAAAATATTTTATTAAACTATAATAATGGAATATCAAATTACTTTATTTAATGATTTATTCTCATATAGACTTGATTATATGGATTATAATAATAATGAAAATGAAATAATAAGACATTTAAAAATCACATTAATTGAATTAGGACACAATGAAGAAAATTTAAATAATATATTATTTTCATTTTATAATTATTTTGATATACCTATTACATTAAGTGAAATAGAGAATATTAATTATAATAGTTATAATTCTAATAATATATATAATTTATTATTTGGTAATGTTATTAATAATCAACACTTAGAACCTGTATTAGATGATATAGAAGATATTGATGATGACATGCCTCCATTAGAACCAGTCTCTACCGTTGTTAATTTTACAAATTTAATTAATATATTATTAGGAGGGCAATTAACGATTAATGATGTTCATTTTGAACAAATGTTAGTTGAACCATTAAATACAAATCCTATGAATAATCCTATGAATAATCATATGAATAATCATATGAATAATCATATGATTGATGTATTAGTAACAACAGATGAAAATACATTAAATACATTAAATATATTAAAAATAACAAAAGAAATTAATGAAAAATGCACAATTTGTATGGTTGAAATGAATGAAGAAGAAGAATATTTAGATATAGAATGTAAACATATATTTCATAAAGATTGTTTAGAAACATATCTTAAAAATTATAATCACATATGTCCAGTTTGTAGAAAAGAAATTGGTAAAAGCTATGCACACATTAATAATTAAGGTTTTTCATTCACTAAAATACTTATAGACGTTTTTAAGTCATTTGCTTCTTGTTCGAGATTCTTTATTTCAATAGTTCTTTCTCCTATTTCACGTATATTTTCAATATTTAATTTAATATAACTTTCTGCATTTATTTTAGCAGTACCGAAAATTAAATTTGCTTGCTTAATATTTTTAAGTATTGCAGCAAGTTTAATTGCTACCTCCTCAAGTTCATTTAATCCTTCTTTAAAAAAATCAATTTGTAGTTGAATTTCATTTAATCGACTAATTGCATCTGATAATTGCAATTCATTTATATCTGTTATAGTAGATGGGGTTACAAATGTTTTTTTAATCAACACTTTTGGTTGATATACAGGCTGAGCTGTATTAAAACTTGAACTTGCATCAAGTGTTAGAACATAATTAGATGGTCCTTTTATTATAGGTTCAAAATGACTACCAAAAGCAGCAATATATAATATATTTGGATTACCTCTATTAATAATATGATGTGAAACCATTCTATTATTTTCTAAATTAAATGGGATAATATTTCCATTACTTCTAGTTCCTATAAAATGTATACTTATATCTAATAATTCACATAATAATTCTAATCCTCTTCTTAATTGAACATTTGCATCATCATATTGTGTAGTATCAGTAGTTGCAGGTAATCCAACTAATTCTTTAAGAATTCTAACTGTTCTAATTTCACCTCGATGATAATTTAAATAATCCCTAATGCTAATCCATATACATTGTTGACTATTAGTACCATCACTTCCATTATTAGGAATAGTATTAATAATACCAATTACTCCACCTTTTTGATACTTCATATAATATTTATTTTTTATAGAATTAAAAGTGTTTTGTAAAACATTTATATTATTTTTATTTTGTTCTTTTAAAGAATAATATTTTTGTTTATATTTGAAATATTTATTTTTAAAATTATTATCCATATATAATATATAAACAGAATATTTAATTATATTTAATGAATAATACTGAAGAAATATCAATTGTAATATGCGGACCAGTTGATGCTGGTAAATCGTCATTAGTTGGTGTATTAACTACTGGAGAATTAGATGATGGGAGAGGTAAGGCGCGTAAAAGTGTATTTCATCATAATCATGAATTAGAATCTGGTCGTACAAGTAGTGTTTCTCAAAATGTTATTAAATATCAAACAAATAATAATAATATTATTAAAATAATTTGCACTAAGAGCAATCGTAAATATGATTCAAAAAATATAAATTGTGTTGATATGAAAGGTTTAAATATTAATGGGGATAAAGTCGTTAGTTTAATAGATTTAGCAGGACATGAAAAATATCTTAAAACAACAGTTCATGGTATTACTGGTATGTTTCCAGATAGAGGTATTATTGTTATTGGTGCTAATACGGGTATTACTAAATTAACAAGAGAACATATAGGTTTATTATTATGTGTTTGTATACCATTTATGATAGTTATAACAAAGATAGATATGGCACCAGAACAAATTTATTTAGATTTACAAAAAACAATTAAAAAATTATTACAAAGAAATGCACCAGATAAAACATTATATTTTATTGATAATAATAATAATATTAATTCAGATGAACAAACAAATAATTATATTGATCCTTCGGGTCATATTAATAATCCAGATATTGTTCCGGTAATCAGTGTATCAAATAAAGATGGTTATAATATAAATAACCTTCATAGAATTATTTATAATATTCCTCAAAGAAATAAATTTATTAATCAATCATCTAAAGGGAGCATAATTTATTTAGATGGCAATTTTTCAGTTCCTGGTATAGGACTAGTAGTTAGTGGTATGATAAAAGAAGGTACTATTAAAGTTAAACAAAAGATGTTTATGGGGCCTTATAATGGACAATTTGTTCCAGTTATTATTCGTTCTATTCATAATAATTTAAGGGAAGATATACAAGAAATAGGTCCAAATATTCAAGGTTGTTTTGCAATTAAATTTTTAGAAACAACAATACCAAGAAATCATATTAGAAAAGGTTTTGTATTAATTGATAATATTAATAATTGGAAAGATAATTTAGTTACTAGTTTTGTAGCTAAAGTTAAAATTCTTCATCATTCATCAGCTATAGAAAATGGTTATTGTCCAGTTGTTCATTGTGGTCCAATTAAACAATCTGCTTATATGAAATTAGTGAGTGATAATACCATAGGTTATAATTCTAATTCTAGTTTAAAACATAGTTTAAAAACTGGTGATAATTCAATAGTTGTATTTACATTTGCTAGACATGCAGAATTAATAGAAGAAAATATGATAATGTTTTTCCGAGATGGTAACACTAAAGGATGTGGGCAAGTAGTTAGCTTAATAACATAAAATAAACCTTTGGCTATGATTATCAAATGTTATTATTATTAATAAAAATTAATTAACGTTGGACGCCCTAAACTAAATTTAATGCTATACATTAAATTTAGTTTAGATAGGCGTTAACGCAAATCATATGCGAAGCATTATTATTAGATTACTAATAAAAATTGATTAAAAGATTATAAAAGATATAATATATAATATATTAATGATTTATATTGTATGCCCTACATGTGGATATTTTATTGGAAGTCTTGCAATTGAGTTTGATAAAAAGAAGGTGGAAATATGCTCCAATTCGGATTTATCTGAAGACCAACAAGCGGATGAAATTCAAAAGTTATTGAAAGGATTAAAAATTCGCAGATATTGCTGCAGAATGCGCATTATGACAACAAAAGATATCGTTCAGGATATTATACCTTCTGAAAATTAATAATAATAAAACCATATAAATTTATTTTAAAAAAAATATATAATAAATTTAAAAATCTCAATTTATTATATATATGAGTAAATCTCGGTATAATGAAATTTTTACAAACTCTGATTGTTCTTCTGAATCCTCTCATCATAATAAACATTCAAAGAAAGCGTCTAAAAAAACATCTAAAGAAGGTTCAAGAAAAGGTTCCAAAGAAAGTTCAAGAAAATGTTCAAGAAAAGGTTCCAAAAAAGGTTCAAGAAAACATTCAAAATTAGTATATATTAAAGGTGAACGTGGACCACGTGGTAAAGAAGGACCTAGAGGTGAACGTGGTCCTCAAGGTGATATGGGAATTCAAGGAATTTGCGGCAAAGAAGGACCTAGAGGAAAAACAGGACATCAAGGATCCCGAGGATATCAAGGACAAAGAGGTTATACTGGCAAACGTGGTAAAAATGGACATATATTCAAATGGCATGGTGAATGGATAGTAGGAAATAAATATGAACCTTATGATGTTGTTTATTATAATGGTTCATCATATATTGCAATTACATGTAATAATTCAAATCCAGTTGAAAATACAATTGATTGGAATATTTTTGCTTTAGGTGGTTCAGTTGGCCCAGTAGGTCCAATAGGCCCAGAAGGTCCAGTAGGTCCCGTAGGCCCAGTAGGCCCAGTAGGCCCAGTAGGCCCAGAAGGTCCAATTGGTCCAATAGGCCCAGCTGGCCCAGAAGGTCCAATAGGCCCAGAAGGTCCAATTGGTCCAATAGGCCCAGAAGGCCCAATAGGCCCAGAAGGTCCACCCGGTCCAGTTGTTTAACTTTAACTAATTATTAATAGTTTAAATAAATATTAATTAAAAATCATTGATTATTAATTAAAAATATTTGTATTAATTAGATTGTCTATATTTTTTAAATATGATTTTATCATATTATCATATTCATTTATTTTATAAACTACTTTATGTTGAATATCAAGTGGAATATTTTTAATCTCAAAATTTTCTAAATTATTTCTACTTAAATTTATTGTATTTGTAATTGATGCTAATTTATTTAAATTAGTCTCATTATGCTTTAGTAATATATATAATAATTCAACTGTTGTATTTTTTATATTATTCAAATAATAAACATTAGTATTAATATGACCCTTCAGGTCAATATGACACGAAGTGTCAATTTGTTGCGTAGCAACAATATTATTACTAGTGATGTCACTAGTCTTTGTTTCATAATAAAAAGTATTACCAGCTGATTTACTATTTCTTTGAACACATAATGATAATATAGTATTAATATGACACGAAGGGTCAATATCACTATTAATTGGTTTAACATCTACATCACATAAGTCCTTAATCTTAATCATTGGATAATTATTACAAATAGTTTTAATATAATTATACTTTAATATGTTAACTGTTTCTATTTGTTTTTTAATTTGATTAATTAAAGAATAATTTATATCATAAAAACTTACAATTTTATTTTGATTCATTATAGATGGAATTGAAATTTCATTTGTTAATAACGTATTAATATCTATTTTTTTAGATTTACCAATAGTAGTAGTTATTAAATGTGGTGATAATATATGTAAAAAATAATAATTAAAATATTTTTGATTAATTATATTAGTATCTTTAACCATTAAAGACATGTCATCACAATTTAACTCACAATTATCAAATATAATTTCAACCTTTTGAGTATCATTAGATAAAAATTTAGGAATTCTTAAATAATTAGAACTAATATTAGAACTAATATTATTCATACATTCAACTATATCAACTATATCATTTAGTGTTTTTTTATTATTATTACAAATTGTTGATATAATATTACAATCTATATTAATATATTTCTCATAATATAAATTATAATTGCGTTTTACAATTTTATCATAAAACACATCAAATAATTTAACTATTTTATTATCTTGAATCTTACTGAAAGTTGTTTGTTTTGTTAAACCTGTTTTTTCAAAATATAAAATTGATAAATTATTATCGCATGTAATAATATCTGTAACATTAAAATTATTTATAAGATAATTTCTTGTTTCAACATGTTGTTTCGAATCATTATTTAATAATGTATTTGGAACTAATAATACTGCTTTCCCATTTATATTCAAACTCATCATTATTAATTGTAATATTAAAGGTTCAGATTTAGTCCCCCTTATTTTCAGTCTTTTAATCTTATCACAACAATCTGCATGTATTATATTTCTCAGACCAGCTGGAAAATTACACATAATAATATCATATGATTTATTAATTATATTATTATGAATATAATCTTCACATTTGAATATAATCTTATTATTCAAATTATCATTATAATGATTATAATCATATTCCATTTGTGATAATATTGTATTTTCCTTACATATATCAAATATTTCTATTGAATTACTCATATTTAATATATTATTAAATTCTCCAAAATTTGAACTCATCAATAACATAGATGATTTCTGATTAATAGATGATTTAATAATATCAATTGTATGATTTATATAATTAAAATTATTTTGATTATATTGTAAGTTTTTCAAATTAAGTGTAGTTATAATATCATAAATACTAATCATATGATCATGATTAATATGATGATTAATAATCTTTTCTACCTCAGATGGGTCTAGTTTTATAACTTCTATACCATATTTGGATTTCATTATTGATATAAATGAAGTAAGTAACGCACTATCATATATACTATTATATAATTGTAAGGAAAATGTATTTCCAACCATTTTCTTTAGAATTAGATAAGAGAATACGTTAAATAATATATTCGTATGATTGTTATCATGTTTTACTATAACGGATGATAAAACCTTCAATAAATTATTTGTATCTGTCATTATCTATTAATTATAATTAAATAGAATATCTTTTTATAATATTTAAATACGTTTACTAAAAAAAATGTATAGAAATATTGTTTTCAAACGAAGTTTTTTTCAAAATAAACATTATAAAATTTTCAAATAATTATTTCTCCAATACATTATATAATGGCTCCTCAAGACCGTAAATCACGTAAACACTCAAATCGTCATCACTCAGAAAGTTCTGATAGCTCAGAACATGAAAGAAGACGTTCACGTCGTCATTCATCAAGCTCTTCATCTGACTCTGAAATTGAAGTTCATGTTGTTGTAGATAAACATAACCGTAAAGGCAGTCGTAAGGGTTCAAAGAAATGCTCACGTAAAGGATCACGTAAAGGATCATGCAAAGGTTCACGCAAAGAATCAAAGAAATGCTCACGTAAATCATCAACATCGTCCTCCTCATCATCATCTGATAGTGAACATAAAAATAAATGCAGTTTTGATGAAATCTACAAATATTACAAATATCGTCTCCTTACAGATGATACTTTAATGGCAGGTGGTTCAAATGCTTATATTAATACTTTTAATGCAGAAGCTCTTATTATTCCTACAAATAATAGTGCTAAATTAGATAGTATTCAAATAC